GAATCACGCAAGCTTCCTATTATGGAATTCCCTGTGTCTCCCAAGACAGAGAACAAGGAAGGTGTGGTGGTGATCTATGAGCGTCCCGTGAAGGATCCAACCTTTGGTATGTACTACGCATCCATTGACCCCGTGGCAGAAGGTAAGACGACCACTTCAGACTCGCTCTGTTCCATCTTCGTCTACAAGACTGCACAAGAGATCACCAAGCACAAAATGGATGGCACCATTGAGCAGCACATTGAGCGTGATAAGATCGTTGCCAGCTGGTGTGGACGCTTTGATGACCTGAACAAGACACACGAGCGCCTGGAAATGATCATTGAGCTGTACAACGCCTGGACCATTGTGGAGAACAACATCTCGCTGTTTATACAGTACATGATCTCCAGACGCAAGCAAAAATACCTGGTCCCTAAAAACCAGATCATGTTCCTCAAGGAACTGCAAAGTAACACCAACGTTTACCAGGAATACGGCTGGCGTAACGTGGGAACCATATTCAAAGGCAACCTTATCTCCTACGCGGTACAGTTCATAGAAGAAGAACTGGATCATGAGACGACTACCAATGGAGATGTTGTCAAAACCACCTATGGCATTGAGAGAATCCCGGATATCATGCTTCTCAAAGAGATGGCTGCATACAAGGATGGACTTAACGTGGATAGGCTGGTAGCTTTCTGTGCACTGGTGGCATTTGCCAAAGTGCAGGAAAGTAACAGGGGCTTTACCAAACGTGTTGAAAGAGAGGATCCTCATTTTGATAATGCTAAAAATTTTAGTAAATTACCTATGAGCACTCCTTTCCGCAATATGGGCAGGACGCATACCTCTTCTAATAACATGAGACCGCCCAGAAACCCCTTTAAGAATCTGAGGTAGAATTAACAGAACACACGATGCCATATGTGTACAGACATATACGATTAGACACTAATGAACCTTTCTATGTAGGAATTGGTTCTGATGAATTCTATAAAAGAGCTCATAGTCAAAACAATCGCAATAAGCATTGGAAAAACATTGTAAGTACGCACGGCTACAAGGTTCAAATTGTAATTGATGATTTGACCTGGAATGAAGCATGTGCAAAAGAGATGGAGTTCATTGCTCTTTACAAAAGAACTTTTGAAGGCGGATTGCTTGTAAACATAACTGCTGGGGGAGAAGGAAATCTCAATCCCTCTCCTGAAACACGAATGAAAATTTCAAATTCTCAAAAGGGAGATAAAAACTCCATGCATGGTAAGCCTAAAAATAAAAACTGGTATCAAGCAATGGAAAAGCTTAAAGGAGAAGGTAACCCTAATCATGGTAAAAAAATACCAGATTGGCATAAAGAGATACTTAGAAACACACACCTAGGAAAGAAACAATCTGCTGAAACTGTAGCTAAAAAATCAATGGCTACAAAAGGCAAGAAAAGATCTGTTGAGTCACGTGAAAAAATGTCTGAGGCAATGGGTAAAAAAGTCATTGACACCTCTACAAACACTATTTATAAAAACATTACAGCAGCAGCAAAAGCTTTTGGTTACAATAGACGCACTCTTAATGCGTGGCTTTCTGGTGCATTAACTAACAAATCAACGCTTATTTATTTTAAACATGAAGGTTGTTAACGCACTACAATTAAAGAATGGAGCGAAAGCTGACTACAACCGCATGGGTACACTTACCCAGCCTATTCAGTTTTTGGCTGCTGCAGATAAAGATGAAGCCTGGGGCGCATGGAACCTTGACTGGTTGGAAATGCAGGGTCTCAAGCAGATACGCAGGAACGCGCGAAAAATGCTCAAGAACTACAAGCTGGCCAACGGTATTGTGGACCGCAGTGATTATATCATTGAGGAAGACAACGAAGTAGCTGAGCTGATTGATGTACTGACCAAGCAGGACGAGAGCGCATTTGAGCTCAAGTTCTTTCCTATTATTCCTAACGTTATCAACGTTCTGACAGGCGAGTTTGCCAAGCGCAATGACCGCATCACCTACCGTGCAGTAGACGAGTTCTCTTTCAATGAACTGATGGAGAAAAAACGCAGCATGGTGGAAGAAGTACTCGTGTCACATGCAGAGCAGAAGATGCAGGAAATGATTGAGTCCATGGGACTTAACATGGAAGATGAACAACAGGCAGCACAGGCACAACAGATGATGTCACCTGAGAGCCTTAAATCTTTACCAGAGATTGAAGAGTTCTTCCGCAAAGACTACCGCTCTCTGATTGAGGAGTGGGCCACACACCAGCATGCAGTGGATGAAGAGCGTTTCTTCATGAAAGAACTGGAGAACATTGCTTTCCGCGACATGCTTATCACAGACCGTGAGTTCTGGCACTTTAAGATGAACGAGGATGACTACGAGATTGAACTCTGGAATCCAGTTCTGACATTCTACCACAAATCTCCTGAAGCAAGATATATCTCTCAGTCCAACTGGGCTGGCCGCATTGACCTGATGACCATTGCTGACGTCATTGACAAGTATGGTTACATGATGGATGATGAGCAGCTACAGTCACTGGAGGCTATCTATCCTGTAAAATCAGCAGGATACCTGATCCCTGGTCAGCAAAACGATGGATCCTTCTATGACGCAACCAAGTCCTATGAGTGGAACACGCAAGGTCCTTCATTGGGCATGCGCCAGTTCCTATCTGCACGTGACACTTTTGTCAACACCGGTGATGATATTATCTACAAGATCTTCAATGAAACTGAGGACGCACAGGACTTCAATAATTGGAGTTTGCTTCGCGTAACCACTGTATACTGGAAAAGTGTACGCATGGTGGGACACCTCTCAAAGATTGATGACAACGGCATGCTCGTGGACATGATCATTGATGAGAACTACAAAGTCACACAGAAGCCAGTGTATGACACCTCTGTGCTCAAGAACAAAAACCGTGAGACGCTTGTCTATGGTGAGCACATTGACTGGATCTGGATCAATGAGACCTGGGGTGGTATCAAGATTGGTCCTAACCGTCCAAGCTTCTACGGCAACAACGACTTGCAAGGATTTGCTCCTATGTATCTGAATGTGAAGCCAGTACGCTTCCAGTTCAAAGGAGACTTCACTTTATATGGTTCCAAACTTCCTGTTGAAGGTGCTGTGTTCACAGACCGCAACGTGAAGAGTATGTCACTTGTTGACAAGATGAAACCTTACCAGATTGGCTACAACCTGGTAAACAACCAGATCGCTGATATCCTGGTGGATGAACTGGGAACAGTGATCATGCTTGATCAGAATGCGCTTCCACGCCACTCAATGGGTGAAGACTGGGGCCACAACAATTTTGGTAAAGCCTATGTGGCGATGAAGAACTTTGGAATGCTTCCACTGGATACTTCCATCACCAATACAGAAAACGCGCTGAACTTCCAGCACTACCAGGTACTAAACCTGGAGCAGACGCAAAGACTGATGTCGCGCATCCAGCTGGCCAATCACTTCAAACAACAATGCTTTGAGTCTATAGGACTTTCTCCGCAGCGTATGGGTGCAGTAAACGGTCAGGAAACTGCTACCGGTGTGGAACAGGCGATCAACATGAGCTACTCGCAGACTGAAGTGTATTTCACGCAGCACTCTGAATACCTCATGCCACGTATCCACCAGATGCGTACAGACCTTGCACAGTACTATCACTCTACCCGTCCGTCACTTAGACTTCAGTACATGACCAGCATGGACGAGAAGGTAAACTTTGAGATGAATGGTACTGAGCTCTTATCACGAGACCTGAACGTGTTTATCACAACCAAGGTGAATCAACGTCAGGTGATTGAGCAAATCCGTGGACTTGCCCTTTCCAACAACACATCAGGCGCTTCCATATATGACCTTGGAAACCTGGTGAAAGCTGATTCTATGGCTGAGATCACACACGTGATGAAAGGTATTGAGATGAAGACAGCGAAAGCTAAGGAGCAGGAGATGGCAGCAATGCAGGAAGCTGAGAAGATGAAGCAGGAAGGCGAGAACAAACGCCAGGAAGCTGAACTCAAGTTCCAAGCAGAGCAAAAACAACTTGACCGCGAGAACAGAATTCGCGAGGCTGAGATCCGCTCTGCAGGTTACACTGCCATGAACGACCGTGACATGAACCAGCAAAGTGACTACATAGACACACTGGAATACCTTGACAAGAAGGAAGCACAGCGTCAGCAAACTTCGCTGGCCCGTGAACGTGAGACCAACCGCCAGGCTGCAGACCAACAGAAGATTGATCTGAAGCGCCAGGAACTGCAGACAAAAGAGCGCATTGCTGAAAAAGAACTGCAGGTCGCACGCACCAACAAAAACAAATATGACAAGGAGTAAAACACTATAGCGATATAGTGTGCGAAATCTACTTTGACTACACTCAGAGCGTGTAAATCTCAAGGGTTTATTCAGTAGATTATATATGAAGAGAAGAACACGAAAGAAACCCCACTAAACAATAGGTATGAGCGATAATAATCAACAGACAGTCGTGTCTAATGTGACCCTTGAGTCCATTGACGACTTTCTACCAATGCCAGGCGCAGAGAGCGTGGTAACACCAGATGAGGATGCGGATAAAAAGCCTAACATCTTCTCTACTCAGAAACCAGTTGACACCAGCTTCTTAGATGATAACGGTGACAGCAAAGGTGACGAAGGTGATGAGCCCGCAGGCGATGGCAAGGAAAATAAAAAACCTGCAGACAGCGCAGCAACGGCTGACGCACTGAAGGACCTGGATGAAGAACTTTTTGGAGGTGATGACTCAGATGATGATGAGCCAACAAAAAAGCCAGGAAGAAAAAAAGTTGACAAGAGCGGATTGGTTGACACATTCAGCAAGTTGATTGAAGAAGGCACCATTATCCCTTTTGACGATGATAAAGCTTTGGAAGATTACTCTGTAAAAGATTTCCAGGAGTTGATTGCTGAAAACATCAAAGCCAAGGAAGCAGAACTCAGAGAACAGACTCCAAAGGAGTTCTTTGAATCGTTGCCTGAAGAGTTGCAGTACGCAGCTGAATACGTGGCCAAAGGTGGTAAAGATCTTAAAGGTCTTTTCCGCAGCCTTGCACAAGTGGCAGAGACACGCGCCCTTGATCCACAACAACCAGAGCACCAGGAGCACATTGTACGTCAGTACCTGCAGGCTTCAGGATTTGGTGGTGGTGACCAGGATCTGATAGAAGATCAGATTGACGAGTGGATTGAGTCAGGTGCCATTGCCAAGAAAGCCAACCAGTTCAAGCCGAAGCTTGACCAGATGGAGGAAGAAGTAGTTCAGCAAAAGCTTGCGCAACAGGAAGCTTTCCGCGAGCAGCAGCAGAAGAAAAAAGAAGAGTACATGGATCGTATCTACAATACTCTGAAGCCTGCTGAACTCAATGGAGTCAAACTTGACACCAAGCGTCAGAAGTTCCTATGGGACGAGTTGACCAATGTGAAGTATGAATCCATGACGGGACGCCCAACCAACCTACTTGGAAAACTGCTTGAAGACTATCAGTTTGGTAAAGAACCACGATATGACCTCATTGCTGAAACCCTTTGGTTACTCTCTGATCCGGATGACTACAAAGAAAACATCCGCAAGCAAGTGGCAAGCCAGGTGACTCAGGAAACTGTCCGTAAACTCAAAACTGAAGAAGCTAGACGTCTTGCCTCTACAGTGAGGGATGAAGAAGAAGAGCCTCAGAAGCAACGAAGATTACCTAGAAAACCAGCGAACATTTTTACAGGACGCTAACAATACATAACAACTTAAACATTAATCCTTTATCCTATGAGTACACCTGTTTTAAACAACGGTCTATTCTTGCGCGACACTAACTATAAAGTGTCTTCGCACGTAGACTCGTACCATTTGATGAACATGCTCAAAAGCACAGAGCCTATGGACTTAGGTCCTGTTGACTTGTGGGCTATGACTCAGAAAGTGGAAATGCCTCTTTATCAGATGGCATCATTCGGTGGTAAGAATACCATCGTAGTTGACAACCCTCGTGGCGAGTACAAATGGCAGACGCCAATCGTACAAGACCTTCCTTACGTAGTTGAGGATGTTGAGCCAGGAGTAACAGTACTTGGTCAGGATGGTACCAACTTCAAGATCAAATTGAACAAGCGTTCTTTTGGTCATGGTGATATCATCACTTACGACAAGTACAAAGGTTTGGAATTGTACATCACAGCTGAAGACATCCTCCCTTCTGGTGACGGCTTTGTCTACACAGTGCAGTTGGTGAACAATGACAACACTAAGTCTTTGGACAAAAAATACCTCAAGCCAGGTACAAAATTCTTCCGTAAGGGTTCTGCCCGTGGGGAGTATGGTGAGCGTTTCTCTGACATCGGAGAATTGAACGCAGGTTTCCGTGAGTTCTACAACTTCGTTGGAGGTGCTGAGGCTCACGTACACTACAGCGTTTCTAGCCGCGCGCACATGATGGCTCAAGGTGGAATGAATGCTGACGGTACAGTTCCTGTAACTGAGATCTGGCGTTCATTTGACGCGAACATCGCAAATGACCCTTCACTTACCAACATTGACGCTATGGTGTCTAAACTTGGTAAGGACTACATCAAGAAAGCTTACGACAATGGTACGTTGACTCGCTCATTCGTTACCAAAATGGAATCAGCTCACTTGACCAAAATTGCAAACGACATTGAAACTTACCTCATGTGGGGTCAGGGTGGTCGCATCAAGCAAGATGGTCCAGATGATCTTCGTTTGTCTGTAGGTCTTTGGGCTCAGTTAGATAACTCTTTCAAGAGAATCTACAACAAGAGCTCATTCTCTTTGGAGTTGTTCCGCTCTGAGATCTTCAACTTCTACAACGGTAAAGTTGAGTTCAAAGGACCAGACCCACAACGTCAAATCATCGTTCAAACTGGTATGGCTGGTATGAAGATGGTGAACGAGGCTATCAAGAAAGAAGCATTCAACACTGTTGGTGCTGGTCTTGTAGCTAACATTGACAAGTCTGGCTTAGGTGCTATCTCTGGTAACAACGCAATGGACCTCAACTTTGGTTTCGCGTTCACCAGCTACACCATTCCTTTCTTGGCGAATGTGAAGTTCGTTTTGAACCCAGCGTTTGACAACGTACACACCAACGACATTGAGAACCCAATCATTGATGGTTTCCCACTCTCTTCTTACAACTTCATCGTGTTTGACATCACTGACAACACAAATGACAACATCTACTTGTTGAAATTGAAGTGGGACAGCGAGTTGAAGTGGTTCTATCAGAACGGTACAATGGACTACATGGGTCGTACACAAGGGTTTGCATCTTCTGGCAATTTCAATGGATACCGCGTATTCATGACCCAGACTATGCCTTCTATCTGGGTTAAGGACCCTACTAAAGTTCTCAAAATCGTGATGCGCAACCCCATCACTGGCGGATCATTCTAAGATCCCTGAAGGCACTAGCAAACCAGGGGACATCAACCTCCCCTGGTCCCTGCTAATCCCCGAACTATCCCCGCACTTTTCACTGCAAAAGTTCGGTGATCAAAAAGGACTCCACCTCCTCACCGTCAGCTTGAGACCTGACATTATAATTGCCGCCTGGGGGATTTCCTCCAGGTACTCCTGAGAAGTAGTAACCGTGACGTGGTTCAGGAGCTTTCAACCAATAACTACTGCAACAGAAGAACAAGAAGAATTACCAACAAAAAGAAGAATTATGGAGTTAACGATGATTGAAAAACATCAAACCTTTAAGAAAGGCAGCGCTATTACAGTGCGTCCGTTCATTGACAACACATCTGCTAACATGGGCCTTGAGCGCTACAGCATGGTGTTATTTGAAGGCGTGTTTCACGAAGAGCAGCTTGCCTGCCTGGAGTACAACGGCATCAAACGCTATCTCACCGGACTCAATGAGTTTGCACCTGAGATCAAGCAATTGCCAGAGGAAGAGCGTGAAGCAGCTATCAACAATATCCGTGTGACTGTAGCACAGCTTGAAAAGGAACTTGCTTCCAACATCATTGACCCTAAGGATGAGAACTTCTGGAACAAAGTGAAACTGCTTCGTCCAGATAATGATGAGTTCTGGGGCAAGATTGTAATGCGTTTTGGTAATGAGCCAATCTATTTGGATCCTGCCAATGACCCATATGATCTGATCAAACTACGCGCTATTGAAGCAGGAGGTTTCTCCATCGTAGCTGGATCACTGGAAGCTGCACGTTCTGCTTCTACACCACCTAAGTTTTACTTAGACAAGTTTGAAGAAACGGCAACCATCCGCACTGAGGTGAAGAAAATGCGTAACAAAGCGCTTGCTGAACTTCAGAAGCTTTACGACAAGAACGCAAACAAGTTGTTCCTGGTTTGTAAAGTGGTGGATCCTAACTCAACGCAGTACAAGAAAACTACTCCGCTTGATATCCTCTATGACAACATGGATAAGTACATTAACGGTGAGACTGTAGAGAAGGACAAGCGCCAGACTGCAAAACGTTTCTTGGAAGTAGCAGGCCTTGACATGGAGACACTCAAGCTTCGCGCCATGGTGAAAGACGCCAACTTCTACAAGGTGATTGCTACACGCGGTGATGGTTTCATCTACCACATGAAGAGCGCCAGTATGATTGGTAAGAATGCTTCAGATGTTGTGGAATACTTAAAGAATCCTTTGAACGAGGACATCTTAAAGGATATCACTGCTTCTGTAGAGAAGTACTGGAATTTGTAAGATAAGACAAGATGAATAACAACCTGCTGCAAATAAAATTCAAGGAGCGTCTCAACAAGATCTCCTCGTTGGACTACGACAACATAGAGTGCTGGCAGATCGCGGAAGCGTTCAACAAGGCACAACTGGAGTGGGTCCGCAAGCAGGTACATGGTAACAACCAGCGCAAGGAAGGTGACGAGTCTACCAAGATGCTGATTGATGATTTGCAAAAGCTCCTGGTTGAAGCGCCACTTACGCTGACAGACCAGGGGATTTACCATGAGACTAACCTGGTACCGGATAACTACCTGTACTACAAGCGTCTCAGTGTAAACAGTGTTACGGAGTGTTGCCCTGAAAGAGCGCTCACCGTATACCTGGCAGAAGTAGCAGACGTCAGCAATCTTCTCACAGACCAGTTCAGAAAGCCTAGCGCAGAATGGGGTGAAACCTTTGCTGTGATGATGTCCAACCGCTACCGCATCTACACAAACGATCAGTTTGGACTTGCACAAGGAAGACTCACCTACTACCGCAAACCTGTAGTGGTAACATTCCAGGGATGTACGGATCCTGCAACTGGTAACCCTACAGTGGACCAGGAATGCGAGTTCAAAGATGATATAGTTGAACTGATCATTGATGAAGCATGCAGCATACTTGCCGGTGACATTGAAAGCTGGAACCAGTACCAAAGAACAAAAACTAACGCACAGATAAACAACTAAGATGGATTTTGCTGACTATAGATCAAAACGTTTGTCAAGACCTTCCACAGGTGCAAACATGGAAGACATGACACTTGATCAGCATGTGGCTTACACAGTGACCAAAATGCTCAACGGAGCTACTGCTTTTCACATGCTACACTTGAAAGTTAAAGGTCCTGGATCTTACGCGGCACACAAAGCATTGCAGGAACTCTATGAAGGATTACCTGGACATGCAGACGCGCTGGCAGAAGGATTTCAGGGAGCAACAGAAATGCTTTTGACATATCAAGAAAGTTCTCCAAAGATTTTGAATTCTGTAGAGGAAGCAGTATCTTATATAAGAGAGCTCTACAAATGTGCAGCTGACCTCCAGCTAAAGCTTCCTTACACAGAGATCGTAAATGATCTGGACAACGTAAAAAGCCTTCTCAACTCAGTTAAGTACAAGTTAGTGTTCCTGTCATAACAAGATTTTACAACAACTATTTTTTTTTTATTAACCCCATAACCTTAAAACACAATGGCTTATTTTCCACATGCGTTTCAGAAATTGTTAGTAGGTACTAACGGTTTCACAACTGCTGACGGTCAAAGCACCCTTGCGTTGACAGCTGGTAAGATCGGTTTGATCAAGGCGAGCAACAACACCATCATTGATACTGATGGTACTGCTTCCTACAGTGCAACTCCTTTGGTGTATTTGGCACAAGGATCTTTTCACACAACTGACAAGATCGGTCCTTTTCATGGTGGGTACAAAGAGACTGTAAAGTCAAAAGGTATCAACCCTAAGTACGTTTCTGCGTTCTACGTTACTGAACCAGCAAACCCAGTACAAAACGTTATCGCGATCAGCGTGAAAGACTGTACCAAGATTGCTTGTGACAGCACTTATCGCTTACGTCTTGACGTAAAAGGTTCTCCTGCTTTGCGTTTCTTAACGCACAACCTTTACCAGACATTGGATGCTAAGACTCCATGCTGCGATGGTTCTGAGAACAACACTGACCCTGTAAGCGTATTGCTTCAGTGGAAAGACCAAATTGCTGCATCTCCAATCGTTCAGCAGTTTGTTTCTCCTAAAGTGTTCAACTTGGCAATTTCAGCTTTTGCTGGCGCTGCTACTACCAACTCAACTACCCTTACATTAGATGACACATCTGGTTCTGGTGGTTCTGCTCCTGCAGGTCTTGCAGTTGGTCAGTTGATCACAGGTACAGGTATCCCTGCTAACACTTACATTACTGCCGTTTCTGGTGGTACTGTAACACTTAGCAATGCTGCTACTGTAGAAGGCAACACTGTTGCTATCAAGATCTACTCTGAGGTAGTTACTGAGACTTACGTAGCTGAAACAGGCGCTTCTGCACCTGACACAAACGATGCGTTACTCATCTTAACTGGTGCGTATGTAGACACTACTTTCGGTGACTGCTCATTCTCACCATTTGATCACGTAGAGTACCAACCAATCCAGATCTACGCTTCTGCTGTAGACGTGAACGGTGACCCATGCGAAGTTTCTTGCTTTGGTGTATCTGAGCTTGTAGAAGCTTACCAAGGTAAAGGTTTCGGTGAGACTTTGGTACGTGAGTTGATCTTAGACAAACGCTACCGTCAGGAGCCTTGGCAACAAGATCCACGTATGCGTGAAGTGTTGAACGACACTACTCTTTCAGAGATCGCACGTGGTTCTAAGTACTACGCTTACCACATCCTCCACAGTGTTCCTCGCAAGAGCAACCCTACAGGAATGATGGATTCAGACCAGTACTTAGTGAAAATCGTTGTATCTGCCCGCAACGCAGCATTTGAAACTTACTTCAATGCATTGTTGACTTCAGCAGGCAACCACGTTCAACTCCAAGTGTTGGCATAATCACACTAACCTGAACATACTAAGGAGGGCAAGGGTAAAACCTTCCCTCCTTTTTTGTTTTTGTTCTGTATTTTTTGTAAATTCTATTGTAGAGGTTTCATTATCAATATCCTTAGAAAATGGCTATTAAACATACACTGGCATTAGACATTCCAGACACAGCATGCGAAACAATCCTGCGCGTATGGGATGCGTCTGTGTATGGAGAAGGTCTGGATGTAGACTGTCCCCGTCTGGACATCTGGCTTCCAGGTTTTACCACTCCTATTTATTACACAGAGCTGGCACCCAACTTTGTAAAGAACCTCAATGCCATTGACTTAGGTCTACAGCATCCACAGGATGACTGTGCAGTGAGCCTCCCTGACGGTGTCTATAAGATCCGTTACAGCGTTTCTCCTAACGACAAGGTGTTTGTGGAGTACTACCATCTACGTACTACCCGCATCACCAACATGTACTTCCGTGAGCTGTGCAAAGTACAGCTGGAACCATGTGAACCTGGTGCAGAAACGCACCAGAAACTTCATGACCTGCGCTATATCAAAATGTTCATAGACGCGGCCAAAGCAAAGGCAGAATACTGCCACTCCCCTAAGCAGGCTACTGAGATGCTTGCCTATGCAGAAAAGCTGCTTAGCAAATACCTCACTGGCTGCTGCGTGACTTGTCACCATTAAAACCAGACATATGAAAAAATGTGCAAACTGTGGTAGCAACATCACATGTAGCTGCCAGGAAAGAACCGCATCCAACGGTGTGAAAGTCTGTGCCAACTGCATTGGACAGTACCAGAACATGCTGGCTATCCATGCTAACAACCAGGCGAACATTGCCAAAATGAAATCCTTCACTCAGAAATAATGACCAAGAGCAACATTCATATCCATAAGCTTTTTGCGGAAAGCATGCATGCAGAGTTCAAACGCAGACGCTACGGGATCAAATCCTGTAATGCACGTGTGGACGCTGATTTTGCTTTTGATATGAAGGAGCTCCTCAAGCGTAACGAAGAACTTGAAGGCTGCGGCCTGAAACTGGACGCTTGTCCTATTGCGACCATCCAAGAAAGAATCAATACCCTATGATACCTAAAGACTCCAACCACCATGAGCATGACGTAAAGCATGGATGTACTCCTACATCCGCGCGCTGTGTCATCTGGAATGGTCCAGATATTCCATGCATCAACCTTTGTAAGGGTGACTCTATTGAAGAAGTAGTGTATCAGCTGGCTACCTTGCTTTGTCAGGTGGCTGAGGGTGTGATAGATATTACTACCCTTGACTTTAAATGCCTGGTTGAGGAAAATGCTTCTGAGCCTACACAGCTCATTGCTATTCTGCAACTGCTCATTGACAAGCATTGCGCTTTACAGGCGCAGGTAGATGGTGGCTCAGGCGGTGGAGGCGGTGTTACACCTCCTTCAGCTCCTATCCCACTTCCGGAGTGTTTGTATTACCAGGACGCAGACGGTGACCAGGTCACTGCTCTTCTTCCTGCAGCATACAGCCAGTACCTGGCAACCAAGATCTGTGAGATTCTCACAGTCATTGCTGGACTTACTGCCAACTACACCAGTTTAAATAACCGTGTAGAGACTATTGAGGAGTTCCTGGCCAACCTGAACACAGATGGCGTAGTTCCCAACATTGTTTCCAAGTGTATTACAGCTGCTACAGAAGGTGAAGATGTACTGATCACTGAGGCAGTGATGGCACTGGAGGATTTCCTTTGCCAGCTCTCTCCGCTTTTGGGAAGCTTTACTGAGATCAGCACTGTTATTGATACAGAATGTCCTGACCTGGGAATGGCTCCGCAGCTCAATAACCCTGAAGCTCAAATGAGTGATCTGGGTGGATGGACTGCAGATCCTTCCAATCTTTCTCAGAACCTTGTTAACCTTTGGTTGACTCTTTGTGACATGCGCGCAGCTGTTTCTATCCTTACCGGTGGATCAGCTCCTCTGCCATGTGCTCTGGTATCTCCTTACCAGGTGCAGATTACCAACAAGACTACCAACTCATTTAAAGTTTCCTGGAACGCTCCTGCCATTGCAGGCACTGAAGCGGTGGACGGCTACAATATCACAGCCTACGAATGGAATGGTACGAATACTGTGGGACTACCACTGTTTACAGCATCTGTTGCTGGCAACGTTCTGGAGTATACCTACACAGGTGTTATCAGTGAGGAAACACTTTACATTGTAAAAGTTACAGCTGCATACTCTTGTGGTGAAAGCGAGCCTGCCACTATCGTGGACCAGCTCAGACTTACCAGCTTAAAATACAAGGCTACTGTATCTGACGTATTACAGGACAGCAACACTACGCTAAACTGTCTTTCTGCAGGACATCTGGCAGTTCTTAGAACTACCAAGGTGAAGCTGACAGATTTGTTCACCAATGCTTTTGCTGTAAACACAGGGCTTCCTATCCAGGTAACCGTGCGTTACGCTGTGAGCAACCCTGACTGTGCAGACATCCCGCCAACTTCTGAAGATGCTGTGATCACTATTCTCACAGGACAATCTGAAGGCAGCTTCAGTTATTACTCTCAGGCACCTGTTATCTGCGGGGACGCATGTGTTCCGCAGTACAGAACCTTCACTTGTGTGGTAGGCATCAGCGGATCTTCAGCTGTGCTGGCACCTGGAACATCAACATGTTAATTACAAAAAACTAGATAAATGTACCCTAACGAATATTGTCACCAATGTGACCCAGAGCTGCCTCCTATAGAGGTGCCACCACCACCAGTGTGTGAGGGTGAACCCTGTGAAGAGATCTATACAGGTAACTGTGTGAAATACACAGGACCTGCCATTCCTTGTTTGAACATTACTACCAACGAAGATCTGAACTCTGTTATTGGCAAGATCGCTGCAAGACTTTGTAGCTGCTGCAATGGCGGAACTCCTGTGAACTGCGTTGTATCTGATTGGGGTCCTTGGTCTGAGTGCGTTGATGGCGTACAGACAAGAACCAGAACAGTGATCACACTCCCTCAGAATGGCGGTACAGCATGTCCTCCGTTGGTTGAGACAAGAGAGTGCTCTCCTACATGTACAGAAGTTCTTAACCTGGAGGCTGAATCTACAGCTTGTGAGTCCGTGACTGCATCCTTTATTGACGATGGCAGTGCTGCTACATTCACACTATACCTTCTGGATGCAAGCAATACATCAATTGATGCTGTAGATATCCAGGGATCAGGCGTTCTTGACAGCTACAGCCACACGTTTGGCAGCGTACCTGCAGGAACTTATACTGTAAAAATTGAGAAATTCTGTGATGGTGTCAATGACCCGCTTTCTCAAACGACTGCAACTGTTACTGTTCTTCCTTGCATTCCTCCATGTGAAATGCCTGCATTTACAGTAAACGTTGTTGACTGTGATACAGTAACAGTAACACTTGATGATACTGCAGTTCTACCAGTGTATGATGTAGCGTACAGACCTTCCAACGTGCCTGTATGGACTACAGCAGCTTCTTTTGTAGATGCATCAATGAATAACGTTGTGACCATCAACGGTCTTGCTGAAGCTACTCAATACATAATTCGTGCAAGACACTATTGTGACGAAACAAATACAAGCCTCTGGAGCGAAGTAGTGGTAGTAACTCCATCTTGCGAGGTGGTTTCATGCCCTACACCTAGCTACACAGCTAACGCTCCTACATGCGACAGAATCAATGTAACACTTGACGGTACTTCTGTAAACGCAGTGTACGATGTTGAATACCGCTTGCTTCCTAACGCACCATGGATCATCGCAGGTACTGCTGTAGATGCCACTGTAAATCCAGTAGTGGCCATCACAGGACTTATTGCTTCTCAAAACTACGAAGTACGTGTGCGCAGAGTATGCAGCTCAGAACTTTCAAGCAACTGGATCGTGCTAGGGGTATCCACCCCTGCATGTCCTCCGGTGTGCACAGATCCTGATGTAAGACTTGCACAATCAGGGTGTGACGGAATTGAGCTCACAGCCATTACCGCGGTAGGTGCTTCTAATCTTTTTGAAGTGCAGTACAAAGAAGCCAGCGCTACTACCTGGTCTGCTTCCATCATCATCAATGGCGATGTGAACAACATCTACACTATTCTTGGACTTACACAAGGAACATCTTACAACATCCGCTCACGCAGAATATGCGGCAATGGACTTTACAGTAACTGGGTAACACAAACTTTTAGCACAGCACTCTGCTCTTCTATAGGTGATTGTTATGAAGTAGTTGTAACGCAGCAGGAAGACACAGACATGTCCACATGGCTGATTGAAGCCACAGACGGTGGAGGTGTAAACACTTACGCTGCGTTTGTAGGATGGACTTATAACGCAGGCATGGGAACATGGACTGGTAAAGTTTGCTCTACCACTGTCCCTGTCCTGGTGTTGAATTCTTCAGGAACACCTGCAACAATACAATCCATAACCAGTATTATCTTGGGTGGTGTAGACTGCGCAAGCTGTTTAAATGTAATTGAATGATAGCACTGGTTTTGTTGGTTTTCCAGTGATATGAAAGTGCCCCTGGCTCCGCAAGAGTTGGGGGTAACTTTTTAAAAATCAGCAGCATTTTGTAGAACATATGCAAATTTGTGTAAATTTGTAGAGGTTGAACCCCTTATCCAAAACCTATGAACATAGTTGAAGCAGTCTACCACAGCCTGAAACGTAAGAAATCAGCTGAGGCAGAAGCAGCCAGATTAGGCATTTCCATCACCCAGTATTTAAAGATCAAAGAGGAAGTTATCGCGGTGCTCCAGACCACTGGACCCAAGATAGACGCTCAGATCATATCGCTTGTAGAAAGCAGACTTCTGGGAAAAACGTTGACCACAGAAGTAGTCGTAGAAGACGACAGTGCTTCCAAAGTCACAGAGATCCACGAGAATGTAGAAGACGGCACCTGTAAGATCACAGGTATATCTTCTGAAGAACCTCGCAGTCCTGAAGAGATCATCCAGATCTTAAAGATTGACACCACAAAATGGAAACTCTCACAGTACTGGAACAAAGAAAAAGGAAACAAATGGGTGGTATCTGCATTGGTATCACGCATTGGCCAGGATGAAGTGGCACAGAACACATTCCTGGAGATCCTGGAGAACTACGAGATTCCTGCAATCAAACCACTTGACCCCACAGAACTTAAATGGCTGAACGCTGAGGCGGATGCTGAACAGGTCTGCGGGGTTTTGTCTTTACAAGACCTTCACTTTGGTAAGGTGGGTAATGAAGACATGGACAAGATCTTAAATGACTCTGTAAACTACCTGATGCAGAAAGCTTACAAGTCATACAAGCTTGCAGAAGTAGTGTTCATCGTGGGTCCTGATACCCTGAACATGGACACCTTTGGCGGAACCACTACCAAAGGCACACCGGTAGAGAACTCTGAGATGGCCACAGAAGCTTATCTCAAGGCGTTTAACGCTATCTGCCAGGCATTGGGCAAGGTTGCCCAGTTTACAGAGCATGTACGCGTTGTATTCATTCCTGGTAACCATGACCGTTTGAGCTCTTTCCATTTGATGCACGCTGTATCTATGGCCTACGCTACATGGGAAAACATCAGCTTTGATGTGGAATATGCAGAGCGCAAGGTGATCACCTATGGTCAGAACATGCTTTGCCTGGAACACGGTGACGTTTCTGCCAAAAACAACCCATTGGTGTACGCTGTAGAATTTCCTGCAGCATGGGGTGCATGCAAACACCGCATGCTCTACACCGGTCACTATCACGGACGCAGAACCAAAGAGTTCACCACAGAGAATGAAGAACATGGTTTTGTAACCCGTATCATCCCAGCACTCACATCCTCAGACTACTATCACTACCATAACAAATACGTTGGCAACAAGCGCTCCGCTATTCTTCACCTGCATGACGCAGAGAAAGGATTAGTGGGAGAGTTCACGTACAGCGTCTAATTTGTAGACCTCTGGCTTCCAAATCTCCAAAATTTTTAGTAAATTCTTATTGTAGGTGGATTATGAAAGAAGCGCGAAAACCAGACCTGCACGCTCCACGTTTCAGACGCTTGGTTGAAGGAACATTGAACCAGGAGTTTTATGAGCTGATCAGGGAAAAACTCCCGTCAGTAAAAGACCTGAGTAATGCTGAAATCAAAGAACTGATCACAGCTTTCAACGGGCAGCTGTGGCAAAGTGCTATAGACCAGCGGGATGGTGTAGAGATCCCTGAGCAGATAGGACATCTGTTTATAGGAACCTGCCCTCCCAAGAAGAGAAAGAACGTAGACTTTAAAACAAGCGCGGACTATCTGAAGGTCATTGAGCACCGCAACTGGGAAAGTGATAACTATCTGGCCAAGATCTTCTTCACTACCTACGGGACCAAGTACAGGTTCAAAAACCATGAGCTATGGGGATTCATCCCTACCAGGGCTTTTAAAAGAATGGTAGGCAAGACTTACCCAGAGAATTGGAAACGCTACATAGAGGTTGATCCCAACATGAAACTCTCCTTTGTCTACCGCAGAAACCTGGTAGAGTTCAGGAAGATGGATGAAATGGAACAGCAGATAGCAACGTATAACGAATTTGAATTCTAACCTAGATGATCACAATAGGAGAAGTTATTTCAAGGGTGCGCAACCAGATCAAGTCAGTGAAGCAGGACGCTTTCCTGACTGATCGTTTATTGTACTCCCTGACCATGAAGCACGCCAAGCTGCTCATGCGCAGACAGGACAACCTGAACCGCATCATGCGCTTCAACTCCGTGTTTCAGACTATGAACTTTGTTGAGCTCATTGAGGTGGACCGTGCCCAGGCACAGTGCCATGGCATTGACACGGGCTGCTACTTTAAACGCACCAAGGAAAGACTTCCTGATATGATTGAAGGTTACTGGGGTCCGCTGATCCGCGCTGTCACGTCAATAGATCTCTCAGAAGAGGTGACGCCAACGTATCCTACTACGTTTGAGCAGATGAGCAAGCAAAAGACCTTCAAGTACAACAAGAAAAAATATTACTGGTATCTGGACGGGTATCTCTACTTCCCTAACATGGAGTGGGACGCTATTCGTTTGGAAGGCGTTTTTGAAGGAGACATCTCACAGTACAACTGTGATCCGGAAGATGACTGCCAGTACATCCAGGACAAATCATTCAACGTGCCTGAATACATGTTCCCAGAAATTGAACAACTCGTCATGCGTGACCTAGGCGTCATGCTACAGATTCCTCAGGACATTCAGCACGATAACAGACACGTAGCCCGCTAATCATGTACACTGAAACGCAATACAGAACCTTTGATGATCTTCTTGACAGTGTTAAGATAGATCTGCGCTCGCTTGACCTGGAGGGTTTAATTGACCCACAGCAGCTGATCAAGGTCGCAATGAAGGTGAACTATGAACTGGGGCTTAAAGTGAATCCTAAGCGCTCCAAAGCCATTGAGATCCACAAAGGCAAGGGTAAACTTCCTTTGGATTTCTATGTACTAAACTTTGCACTCCTTTGTGAAGGATACAACATGGAGGACCGCCAGCACGTTCACACCAAGACTTACGTGGAAGGTTTGCTTGAAGGAGCTACTATTGGTCAGCAGGCAGCCCTCTTTGGACAGGGTAACCTGGTACACCAGCAGACGGTGATCCAGACGATCAACCCTGGCGTAAACAACGTTCCTCACAACCTTCTTACAGAAAACGTAGTAGTACAGATCATTGGACCAGATAACACGATCCTTTCCTTTAACATTGTTACTCCTACCAACTCACTGGTCCAAATTATTTCTGAAGCTGCAGTTCCTATTGTAGACTGCAAGATCATCCTGATGGGTTCACGCCCAATGACTACCAGCGCAGGAAGTGCTGAGATCATTCAGGACAACAATGGTAAACACGTGATGGCCTACCACAAAAACGGCAGACGTCATGAGTACCATACTTTAATTCCAATGCGCATTGAGAAGTCCAAAAGCGTATCTGCAGACTGTCTCAACTTAAATAGCCATGCATGGCATGCTGCCGTTATTAAGAACGGCTTCCTGGTCACCAACTTTGACGAAGGTGTGGTATACATCAACTATGAGTCACTGATGGAAGATGATAACGGAAACTTGCTGGTAATGGATCACCCCTTGGTGAATGAGTATTATGAGTACGCGTTAAAACAACGCATATTTGAAAACCTCTACATCAATGATGAGAACACAGCCAACAAGATGCAGCTGGTAGAGCAACGCCTCCGCCCTGCAAGAAACAACGCTCTTTCATTCATCAATACACCTGACTTCCATGAAATGAAGAAAGTGTGGGAGATGAACAGAAAGGCCCAGTATCATTTGTATTACAACATGTTCAAGAGTTGATGAAAGCATGCAGCAAGATTTTCAAAAAAACACTACCTATTCCTATCTATAACACCAGCGTCAATGTCTTTGTGGTTGAACACATGGACTACATGCAGGAGCTACTGGATAAGAAGAAGTTGGCTGTGGACGTATCCGGATGTGACGGGTGCGTTTTTCAGCTTAGTCATGATGACAAGTTCCAGTACTACATCGTACTGGTAAAGGAGAAGCTCTCACACAATCTCATCGCGCATGAGATCTTTCACTTAGGGACCAACATGACGCATGACATAGAGATCTCAGAGGATGAAAGCAGGGCCTGGCTGATTGGCTATCTGACACAGGAAATATACAAGATCCTTCTGAAGGAAAACTTTACCATACAGCTAGAACACTAATGAGCGAAAACTTTCAAAATAGCAGCGCAGTCAAGACCAACTCCTTTAACAAGGGGATGGTTAAAGACTACACTGATATCTACATATCAGAAGGTCTGTGGACCAACGCCATTAATGCGATCAATAACGCGCACACTGGTGAGACAGGCTCTATTGGTAATGAGCCTTCCAACAAGTTCTGCGCCTCCGCTCCTTTTACTGTCATAGGCCTGGTTCACAAAGATGAAACAGAGTGGGTGGTATTTTCTACCAATGACACAGAAAGCGAGATAGGTATCCTGGATGAAGCCAAATGTACCTACACCCCTGTAGTGCGCGACACCTGTCTTGGATTTAAGAAGACACACCTTATCACAGGAGTAGCCAAAGGAAACTATGACTGCACCACTTCAGTATACTGGCAGGACAACTTAAATCCTGACCGTGTGATGAATCTGGACCGCGTACCCTACAAAGTAATTGGTGACGCAAACGAGGATCCTGACTGCTACACACCTGAATACTCTGATGAACTGGACTGTGACGCACTACGTCTGCACCCACTGGTAAAACAACCATGTGTAGATATTCAGAAGTCTGCAGGTGCAGGTCAGCTCAATAACGGTAGCTACATTGCTACCATTGCCTATTCAGAAAATGGCATCCGCCTTACTGACTACGCTATTCCAAGTGCACCGCAGGGTCTTTGGGATCACGTAGGTATTGGTGGATCACTAGATATTTTACTGGACAATCTTGACCAGGACTTCAATGAATATGAACTGGTGATCATCTCTGTGATCAACCAGCAAACTATAGCCAAAAGAATTGGTTACTACTCTACGCGCCAGAAACTGGTACACGTGGATCTTATTAATCAGTCACTTCCTACAGTTGATCTGGGACAGATCCCGCTAAAGAGCGTAGTGTACGAGAAAAGTGAGAAGATGTTTGAGATCAACGGGTATCTGATCCGCTCAGGCGTAACTTCTCAACCTTACTTTAACTACCAGATACTTGCCAACCAGATTATCACAGAATGGGTGGCAGTGGAATACCCGCGTGACTACTACTACGGTGGTGGCAACAACGTGGGCTACATGCGTGATGAAGTCTATTCTTTCTTCATTCGCTGGGTATACAAGACAGGCGCACGCTCTGCATCTTTCCATATACCAGGACGAGTAGCTATGCCGCTGGATACAACTACTGTGTCTACATCAGACGTGATCAATCCTGCTCAAAACCAGGCATGGCAGGTGTATGATACATCAACCAAGTATACAGCTACCGGCACTACTTCAGATGGCGGTGTGATTATCAACAAAGGAAAGATGGCTTACTGGGAATCTACAGAGCGCTATCCAGATGATAACGTGGAAGTATGGGGTCCGCTTTGTGGTAAACCTATCCGTCACCACAAGATGCCATCCAATGAGACCACCCACATCCATACAGGAAATGGTGACCGCATTGTGGTATTGGGCGTACAGTTTTCCAACATCAAGCATCCTGTTGACGCCAGTGGCAATCCTATTGAAGACATCATAGGCTATGAGATCCTGCGTGGATCCAGAGAGGGTAACCGCTCTATTGTAGCCAAAGGTCTTTTCAACAATATGGTTGAGTACAACCTGCAGGGTAACACCGGCAGAAAAGGACTCATTCAGAACTATCCTTATAACGACTTACGTCCTGATCCATTCATCACGGATGATTATACTGTGCTGGATGATGGTTCTGGGAGCGTCAACCAGATTGAAAGCATTTACAAGCTTGATAAGTACAAGCGCAACATATTTTCTTTCCACTCTGTGGAGACAAACTTTGTGAAGCCATACCTTGGCGCTAACCACATCAAGATCTACACGGAAGAAAGAGGAACAGTGGAAGGACACTTCCAGTATCCGCACCTCCATCCTAAGCATGTGATCCTTACAGACGGGGCATTTACCCTGGCTGTTGTGATAGGTACTGGTATTGCACTTCTTGCCACGTTGGGTAAAACCACTATTCAAGGTGAGCTCCAGGTATGGGCTGCACCTCTTGGTGCCGGTGTAGTAAATACACAAGGACAGTCCAGTGAGGCTACTCCTGCCACCATTATTCCATCACTGGTTTCTGGTGCTATCTTAAACCCAATTGGAACAGGTATCAGTGCTGGTGCAGGTGTAGCAGCTCTGATTGCAGGTGCTGCTTTTTACCTTGGCTCTGGTGCCAACGAAGTACTTGAGATCCTAAGAAAGATCTCCAAGCCTAACCAGTTCATGCTGCAGTATAACTCTCACGGGTTCTACAATACTTTCAACAGCGTTACGAATAACAATGTACCTGCAGGTCTGAGACCTTCATATACAAGAAAGATCAGCCAGTCCGGTGCCAAGTACATTGGCGCAGGTATGCATGACCTGGACGCAAACTACAAGATCAATAACCTGTACCGCAACAAGTACGTGGCTGTAAAACTTAATAGCAACCTTCCTAATCCTGTAAGCCAGGATACTTCTAAGATAAGAGTAAAGGATGCGGTGGCTCAAGGTGTAGTAACATACAAGGATCCTGTAGGAAAAGAAATCAAAACACAGACATCAGCTTACTATGGAGCGGTCAAGGTAGATTTTGAAAACCAGTATGGTCAGCTTACTTCCATAGTGCAGTTGCCTACTGCTTCTTGTGTATTCTCTACTAAACCAGACATCTACTCGCTGCATGAGACTGATGTAATCTTTGGCGGAGACGTGTACATCAACCGCTACACTGAAAAGAATCCATACCTGTTCTTCAATACTTGGATGTATGACATGCCAGACAGAACAGACTATGACTACCGCAACTATGTCAATGGTCCTGCACCACGCTACTGGGTGGATTTTCAACCATTTGACTTTGAAGACTTTAACATCTCACTGTTCCCTAACGGGTTTCCTAATGGACCAGTGGTAGATGTAAACTCTCCAAGCAGTCTGCACCGCCTGGACAGAAGTGCTGCTGTAAACGGCACACTCAGTGTTAAGCGTTCTTATGCTTACCTGTTCCACAATGGCATTCGTGACTTCTTCACGGAGAGTGAACTGAACATGGCATACCGTGACTATGGAGAAGAAGATTTCCAGAAATTCTGGGATCCTTATGGTGCATCCTTCAATGATGAGGACCTCATGTTCCGCTCTGATCTGATAACAAAACCAATTTACCATGAGTACGACTTATCACTTAGTGCATCCAAGCTATTCAACAATTTCGGGACATGGGGAGTTATTCTCCCACGTGACTACAACCCTGCAGTTTATTCCACGTGCTTTGAGTACTATCCAAACCGTGCAATATATTCTCTCCAACAGCAAGAGGGTCTCAAGCGAGACAACTGGAGAAACTTCCTACCTCTTAACTATAAAGATTTTGGAGGACGAATAAACAACATCAAAGCGCTCAACGCTACGGGTGCAGTGGTTCTTTTTGAAGATGCTGAGCCGGTACAGTTTGTGGGTGTTGACCAGTTGCAAACCAAGAATGGTGTGAAAGTCACCATTGGTGATGGTGGACTGTTCCAGGGTAACATGCAAGGTCTTGTCAATGCAGATGATGCGCTGAACTATGGTGCGAGTATCTCTTCAAGAGCTGCAGTGAATACACCATATGGTCTTTACTGGGTTTCTCAGAAGAACGGTAAGATCATGCACTTTGCTGGAAGCGTAAACGAGATTACCCGCTCAGGTATGAAGTTCTGGTTCAATGAGAACCTGCCTTCTAAAATGCTGGAGATGTATCCTGACTACCCACTCTATGACAACCCTGTTGCAGGTATTGGTGTTCAGGCTATCTATGACTCTCAGTATGAGCTGTTGTATTTCACTAAGCGTGACTTTATTCCGCTGCGTGATGACCTGCATTTTGATGATCCATCAGGTGTACCTTACTATTTCTGCGGAACCAAGACAGTTCCCGGTGGTGGTGGAACACAGCCTGGCAAATGTCCTTGCGAGTACACAGACCCGCGTTGTTTTGAACCATGCGGATGGACTGTGAGCTACGATCCAAAAAACAAGATGTGGATCTCCTTCCATGATTGGAGACCTACACTGATGATACCTAGCCACCAGCACTTCCTTACTGTCAACGGTGACAGTTTCTGGAAGCACAATGACAGCTGGGACAGCTATGCTAACTACTACGGCCAGGATTATCCCTGGGAGGTAGAATATCCTATTACTACTCCTAATGCAGTAACTACACTGAGAAGCGTGGAGTACTACATGGACGTGTACAAATACTTTAACGAGGGCAAAGACTTCCACCACGTGCTGGATGAGAACTTTGACCGTGCGATCATCTATAACTCTGAGCAGGTGTCAGGTCTTTTGAAACTGAACCTCAAAGGCAAGAACGCACCGCTTGACATGGTGAACTTCCCACAGGTATCTCCTAACGGTATTGATATCCTGTACAGCAAAGAAGAGAACAAGTTCCGCTTCAACCAGTTCTGGGATGTTACCAATGACCGTGGTGAGTTCAGTGGTGTTACGCTTCCTATGTGGAATACCAAGTGTTCCGGCTATGAGCGTACACTGAATCCTGCCAATCTGAACTACTACAAGAGCCCACTGGAGCGCAAGAAATTCCGTCACTATGGCAACTACATCATCCTTCGTAAGAATGTCAGCGGTGACAAGAAGATGATCTTAAAACTAACCAATGCAAAACAACTCAATAGCCCTAGGTAATGGAGAACCGCAATGAAATACTGATGAAGTTTATCAGCCGCCAGCACCAAATGCGTGAAGGTGGTGAGAACGACCGTGAAATGGTAGAGGGTATTGCAGATATCCTGACCCAGGTGAAAGATCCTGCCAACAGAAAAGCTATTGCTGAGAACATGGTGGCAGACTTCAAAGCAGAAGGCGTGAACTATAATCTCCAGGATTTCTTACAGAGAGCCCAGGTTGAGATGGCCAAAGGTGGCCAGCACGGTGGACTGGATAGATGGTTTGCTGAGAAGTGGGTTGACGTAAAAACAGGAAAAGAATGCGGTCGCCAAAAAGGTGAAAAGCGCAAAGGCTATCCTGCCTGCAGACCTAGCAAACGTATATCTGAAGACACGCCAAAAACTGCATCAGAACTATCTGATTCAGAGAAGAAAAGATTTAAAAGAACCAAGACCTCCAGTGAGCGTATACCTTACCAGCACAGACGCCGTGATGAAGGAGGAGAAATGATAAGCGATATGGACCACATGAAAGAAGGCGGTAACGTGCCTACCAACCCTGAACTATGGAGCAGAGCAAAAGCTGCAGCCAAAGCCAAGTATGATGTCTATCCTTCAGCCTATGCCAATGGCTATGCTGCCAAGTGGTACAAAGAGCGTGGTGGAGGCTGGAAGAAAGCTGAAATGGGTGGCTGCATGGAATGCGGTGGCGCCATGGAAGAAGGTGGAGAGATTCTGGAGGAACAATTCTATGATGAGGCTACAGACGAGTGCGTAGAAACATATGTTACTGCTGATGGTAAACGCAGACGCAGACGTAGAAAAGGTTCATGTTCCAGGTCATATCGCTCTGGATCACGTGGTCCTAACTGGAATGCTATTGGTACAGGCCTGTTAACAGGGCTTGTTGGAGCAGCTGGTTATCTTGGATTTCAGCATTTACAACAGCAAGAAGATGGTGGCCAAATGTTGGAAGAACCCAACACTATGGGCCAAAATCAGCAACAAAGTGGGATAGAAGCAGCATTAAATGGCATGTCCCAAGCTATCATGGAAGGTGAAGATCCAAACTCACTTGTGGCTACTTTGGTTGAAGGTGGTGTTCCAAAAGAGCAAGCCGCACAACTTGTGCAGGAAGCCATGAACCGTCTACAGGAAGATGACGAAGTAGAGGAAGAAGATATCCCTATGAGCACTGAAGAAGTGGACGACATGATTGAGGAGTACAAAGGCACTGAGCCTGATGGCAATGAATATGCACGCGGTGGTTCTATCAAGATTGATCCTTCCAAGAAAGGTACTTTCAAAGCTCAGGCTACCCGCATGGGCATGAGCGTACAGGAAGCTGCCAGCTACATCTTAAAGAATAAAGAGGAGTTCTCTCCTGCTATGGTGAAGAAAGCAAACTTTGCCAAGAACTTTGCAAAAGAGTTGGGCGGTGAGATGATGGACCTCACGCAAATGAAAAACGGTGGTGGCATTCCTCCACGTTACAGAAAGCTTGGTTTTACCAGAGTAGGTGCCAAGAGAAAATCTACCCGTCCTGGTAAGAAGTGGATGGTACTTGCCAAGAAAGGTGACCAGTACAAAGTTGTACACGGTGGTTACAAAGGCATGAAAGATTTTACTCAGCACCGCAATGAAAAGCGCAGGGACCGTTTCTGGAACCGCATGGGAGGTAAAGACTCTTCAAAGGCAAGAGATCCGTTCAGCCCACTATACTGGCACAAGCGCTTTGGTACATGGGAAGAAGGTGGTGAACTTTCTCAATATGAACCAGGAGGACCATTCATTGAAGGTGACTACGTAGTTACCAATACAGACAAGCAGATGCTTTCCAACCTGGAAGATAACAAGTGGAACATGGGTCTTGCCAAGGCAAACACCCTGGGTGATCCGCGCATGATGGCATGGGCACTTCCTGACAAAGGTCTATTAGGTAAAGTAAAAGCTGCTGCAGGTATTGCATCTGGACTATCTGGAGCTGTGCTTGGATACGAGAAGCTTTTTGCTAAAGACAAAACCACCAGTAATCTTTACAATGAGAAGACCGGTGAAGAGGGCGCTACTGCAGACATCCTGGACAAACGTGACCAGATAGCACGCAGAAAAGCAATGGAAGCACAAGTGCTTGCACCAAGCAGACTTGCTCCTACCAGTGGATCAGGACTTGCAGGCATGGAAGCTGAGTTCAAAAACAAGGACGTATTTGGTCCTGGTTATCTTGACTACGGGTATGCATTTGGAGGTGAGCTTCCAATGGCAGACGAGGGCGGTGACTTCAGAGAATGGTTTGCAAAGAATGCTATGCGTCCAGACGTGATGAGAATATCTTTTGACCAGGCTGCACTCATGGAAATGTGGAAGCGTGAAACACAGCAAAACACTGCTGCACCTGCTCAAACCACTACAACTAATACGCCTGCTAACACTGCGGGTCCTATGGCTACAGCAGAAGGTCCTGCTGCCACTACACCAGCTGCACCACAAGGTCAGCTTCAAACGCAGCAGATGTTCAAGTTTTCAGAGCGTGGTGATTCTGCTGGAATTGTAGCAGCTAACAATGCACTTGCTGGTCTTGGAATGGCTAGTGGTGCTATTGGCATGGATGACTACGAGCGTGAGTACAACCGCAGATTGCGCCAGATAGGTAACTCTGATGAGCGCTACCAATCTTACAATCCTACCAATCCATTTGGTAACTACACTCTCAACGCAGGACCAGCTTCCAACTTTGGTCTTGTGGCCAACACACCAGTACAGGACTTTGGTACCAGAATGTCTGGAGCCAAGTACGGTGGTCAGTTTGCTGAAGGTGGTGAATACTACGTGTCAGACAAGGAGTTAAAGATGATCCTGGCCATGGGCGGGGAGATAGAATACCTTGACTAATACCTCTACATTTTACCTCTACAAATTAGGATATGACGAATAAAATTTGTAAATTCTAAATGTAGGAGGTTTATGTGCACACAAGTTTAAATCTCAAGAGTTTATGCATAAAATCAGGATAAAAAAACAGCCTAAGACTGGCGACCAGAAAGACTTCTCACTTGTACAGAATACTGTATGGCGTGAGGGTGCTGGCATTGGTACTCCAGATGTCAAGAACACCATGGGTGCCATTGACAGAGATAAGGCCAATGTAGAAGTTGAAGGCGGAGAAACTGTTGTTGGCGATGTCAACGGTGATGGTTTCTTAGAGCACATGAGCTTTGTAGGCAAACGTCACTCTCAGGGTGGTATGCCTGTAAACCTGCCGGAAGGTTCTTTTATTTTCTCAGATACCAAGAAACTCCGCATCAAAGACCAGGAGCTTCTCTCCAAAGTATTTGGCATGGGTAAAAGAAAAGGCGGGTACACTCCTGCTGAAATTGCCAAGAAGTACCAGATCAATGAGTACGTGGCAATCCTTAAAGATGAGGAAGCAGATCCACTCAAGAAACGTACAGCAGCACAGATGCTAAAGAACAATACGGACATGCTCAGCAAACTTGCTTTGCTACAAGAGAGCATGAAAGGTTTTCCTGATGGTATTCCTGCACTTGCTGAATCAGCTGCTATGGCTATGCAAGGTGGTGCAGAACAAGCACCGGAGCAACCAATGGCTCGCATGGGTGGCACGATGCGCTATGATAATGGTGGTAAAGTAGGCCAGAAGTTTTATGTAGACGGTAAAGAAAACAAAATTGTCAGCCGCTATGAAGGATTCTGGGATACTGCCGGTGGCGGTTCTGATGAATGGGTAAAGTTCCAAAACCCTATCAAGCTTCCTAATGGTGAAACTATTAGTGAGCTTCCATTAAAAGACTTTCTTGAACTAGAGAAAAACAAAAAGCTTGACCTGGGTATGCACACTGGTAACTTCCTTGTGGATCCTGCATACTACACCAGCGTAAACAACTTAGGCTGGGGCAACCAGGCTCCAAGCCTGCCAGGTAGGGGTAACAAGTTTTACACTATCAACTTCAGCACTGACCCTAAAGCACAACCTGTCAAATCTGACTTGCCAAAAGTTGGTGACACCTTTACTGAAAACAACGTTAAGTATAAGGTTGTTGGTTTTGTAACAGACAGTGACGGACGTAACGTACAGGTTCAGCAGGTCAGCGACCCTAACCAGAACATTGGTTCTTACTTTAACACATATGCAGGTAAGAAAGTAATTCCTGTAGATGAATATAATGCCAAGTATAACAAGCAGGCTAAGCAAAGTTCTTCTTCTAACCAGAACAATGCTTTTGGAAATGACATGGTCACTCCTATTAACAAGCCAAACAAGCCTGTTATAAAAGATGTTTACACACTTAAAGGCAAAGACTTTGAGTACCGCCCTGGTACTGTGAATGGTAAAAAAGTATGGCAGTACAAAGAAGACAATGGTCAGTGGTACACAGTTACCAACCAGACCAGCGTTGACCGTTTGAACAACCACTATGGTTTTAACCTGGCAATTCCAGGTTCTTCCCCTGCTCCTAAGTCAAGCACTCCTGCTCCTAAAGCATCTACACCACGTCCGGCTGCTCCTGCAGCACCTAAACAAGGTGGATACACAGATGCCAATGACCTTCTGAACTCATTTGCATATGGAGGTTACGTAGCACAGTATGAACTTGCAGGTGAGGTTGAAGGAGAAGATCCTACAAAACCTTTGCAGACAACTGTTGCCAACCAACAGGAACTTCAGCAAAAGACTAACCAGCGTGTAGATCCTAATGCGGAAGTCTTGATACGTAAGGACACGCTTAACGGCAAACCTGTTACACTTTACTATAAGGGTAATGAGAAGATTATCAAAGATGAAGCTGGAAACATTATTGCCAGAGGCCCTCGTACAGATGGTGCAGGCTTTGAGCAGTATGGTTCTCAGAACATCAATAAGATCCTTGCGCAAACACCAAACGTAAGATACACCAACACCAACTTTGGATCTTTTGGCCGCCAGCCTAACGTAAAAGGAACAGGTATCTACCTGTCATCCGGTAACGCACAGGCACGCTCCAACAATGACCTTTCTCCAGAAGAATGGCAGGACTTCCAGGACCGTCATGGTGACTGGATTGAAAAAGAATATCCTGGTGGTTTTGCCAAGTACAAGCAAGATCTTCAGACTAGCCGTCAGACAGGTGATGCTGCTGCAGCATGGTTTCAGGATAAGGTAAATGAAAAATCCATGAAGCAGTTTGGTGTGCCTTACTTTGCTGCTATTGGCGCCAAAGGAGAAGACACTCCATACTACAGGGACTCCAAGTTTGGACAGGTAACCTATTCTGTACCACGTTTCTTTGACCTGGAGCAGCCTGGAACGCCGCCAGAAACACCTCCTGGAAAAGAACTAGTTGCTTACTATTGTGTTGAAGCAGAGGATGGTACCAAGAGTGTACAGGCTGTAAACTACAAAGAAGGTGAACAACCAGTTCCACCAACAGGTAAGAACGTATCTACAGCATTCGCTGACAAAGGATCTGCAGATAAGATCTGTGCTATAAGTCCTGATTCAGGAGGCACACCTACACCTGCAAAGAAACCTAGTGGTCCATGGTGGTTACCAGACATTGTGAACTTTGTGGGCGCCATGACGGATGATGTAAACCGTTATGAGCCAACACAAGGTAAAGTAGCTTACCAGAACAGTGGTTATGATCTACTGGATCCTACACGCCAGATTGCAAACGCCCAGGAAAAAGACGCGCGCACACAGCAACAGATTGAAAACACTGTTGACGGTAACGTGGGTCTTGCTGCTACTCTTGGCCAGACCGGTGAATCCATTGGCCACTCAGCCAACATACTTGGTCAGTATGAGAATGCCAACATTGGTATTGTAAACAATGCCTATGACAAGAACGCTGCGATCACTAACCAGGAAGCTGCTACAAACGAAGCAGGCCGCGTGAAGTACGTAGAAGATATGGCAACGCTCAACCAGAACATTGACAACGCTATGAAGCGTGACAAGTGGACTAAGATTGCTGCATTTAACAACGGTACTTCCAACTGGTTCCGCAAGAAGCAAATGGAGCAGGTGCTTTTCCCTGAAGTATACATTGATCCTATTTTAGGTGACACTGAAGTAACACCAGGATTTAGCAACCGCAACCTTTTTGGTCCAGATACGTATAGCCCAGCATATGCCGGACGTGGCACTACTGCTCAAGCAGGTTCTCAGCAGGGAATCACTGCATGGCAACAGGCTTATGAAGAAGCGCGTGGCACCATGGGTGATGAAAGTGCAAGACGCTATGCAGACCGCGTGGCAGCAAGCTACATTCCTTCACAGAGCCAGCAAGTCACCGGGCCTACCCCACGCCAGCAATACAACCAGATGGTACAGCAAGGACTTGTTCTTCCTGCACCTAACAGAGCGTATGGTGGTGAGTTTGAACTTCCTTGGGAAGAAATTTAAGAAACAAAGAACCTGATACATGGCAACATTTATAAAAGGAGTAACTGATGATGCATCACCAATGCAGTTGTACAGGCCGGACTATGCGTTCCTGACACAAGTGTATGGTACCAAGCAGGCAGAATATGACCGTGGTTTCAACATGGTCAAAAGCCTGTACAGTTCTGCTCTGAACAGCCCTATAACCAACCAGGAAAACGAGAACTTCCGCACAGAGGCTTTCAAGAAATTGCAGGGTGCACTAAAGAGTGTTACTGCAACTGACTTGAGTAATCCTACCAATATCATGCGCGCACAGAGCCTGATTGCTCCTATTAGCCAGGACACTGATCTAGCTTATGACATGGCAGTTACCAAGTATCATGCAAAGCAAAAGCAGATTATGGAGCAGTACAAAAACTCTACTGATCCAAAGATGCGCGCGATGTACAATGACTATTCAAAGATGGACATTGCCTTTGCTGAGGAAGACTTACGTAACGCCAAGCGTGGTGATGGATCTATCCGCCAGGTACAACCAAGAGACTTCACTCCTTTTGAAGACACTATGGAGTACTTGCGCAAGGCTGCTAAAGAACAAGGTCTTGAGATCAAGCAGTCAGGTCCTGATGGTAATGGTTACATCATTGAAAGAGTAAACGGTGAGGGCGCAGTTCCCATCTTTACTGACTGGGCAAAAGCTGCTATGGGTAACCGCTTTGACCGCCAGTTCCAGGTAATGGGACGTGTGCAGGCAGAAAGCGCGATCCGTACAGAGATGAGTGAGAAAGGTCTGTCACGTCAACAGGCTATTGAGAGCCTGGGTCAGAAACTACTTCCTGTAGTAAACGAGCGTGAAGCCAGTCAAGGAATTGTCGCAGACAAAGAACTCTCACGTCTTGACAACGAGATTGCCATTTTTGAAAGAGAATATCCCAACGGGTTCCCTCCTAACAAGCCTCAGGTAAAAGAACAATACCAAAGAATGCTGCAGGAGCGTGAAGCCTACAAAGAAAAACTGGACGGCAGCCGCATGGAAGTTGCAAGAATGCAGGAGGAAGGACCACAGTACGTGGCTTCTAACCTGTATGGCATCTTTACAAAGGAGGCTCTTAACCAAACAGCCTTAAGCTTTGGTGCTACAGCTGCCACTGCAAAACAATCTGTTGAGTACCGTCCTGATACTACCTGGGCTACCAAACAAAACATTGCTATGCAACAGGCACGTCTCGCTTGGGATAAGCAAAAGCATGCAGAGGATATGGCATGGGACAAGTACAAGTTTGAGACTACCACTGAGCTTAAGATCGCACAGATGAAAGCTAAAGGTGAACTTGCCAGCGAACAATACGTTGGTGTGGGCACCAGCCAGGGACGCGCAGTGGATGTACTCTCAGAAGCCTACAACCAGAATCGCGCAAAAGCACAGAACGCAGCCTTCAATGCAGACAATGGTCTGATGAGACTAGTGCTTGGAAATGATGATAAGAAGTTTGGTGAAGTCTATGGTGTTGTAGCTAAAGTACAAGCCATGGCTGCTGGACAGAGAGTCAATCTTTCTGAAAAAGACAGACAGATCCTTCAGAACTACGGTAAAAATCATTTAGGCATTAATGTAAAGATCCCTGGAAATGCATCACAGGCAAACGCTTTGTTAGATGGTCTTGCAGGATACACCTATACTGCTGCCAGCAAAACATTACAAACGTACAGCCGTGCACAGAAGACCGGTTCTGCAAGAAAATACTATGAAACATTTGACGCTGCTGCTGACGCATTCTACGGACTGGAGCAACAACAGCGTAACTTAAACCAGAACTACGAGCGTATCTCTAAAGAAGTAGTGAATCCTGATGGATCTATCAAGCCACTTTACAAAGGTGCCAAGATCATTGGACGTCTTCCTGGCGGAGGATACGCACTGGATCTTAGCGGGATCACTGATGCAGCTGCTGCAAGAGTAAACAATCTTGTCTCAAACGAGTTTAAGCAAAGAGCTAATTCAGCTACCAGCGTGTACTCCTTCAGCAAACTATCTGCTGCAGAAATTGACGTGTTACTTAAAAACCCTTATGGGCCAAGCAAGATCACAACATCTGACGGTTCTACTATTGACATGACTGTTTTACAGAACATGAACTATACTGACCTTGCTAAGTTGTTTGGAAACCAAAGCAAGGTGTTCTATGACGAGCGTAAAAACCAGGTGAAAGTAGAATTGAACGTATCACAGGATGGAAACCTTGCCAAAAAGCTAGGTATCAAAGGTGCACAGTCAGTGTATCTCACTGTTCCTTATTCTACCATCACTTCATCACGTGGTGCTCTTAGCCGTTTTGAAAACTACATGCAACGTAACGAGATGAACTCTCAGTCACTTGGTATGCTGGAGCAGTTCATGACCAATCCAAGAGCATCTGTGAATGGTCTGAGCTACCACGCTGCTTCCGGCTTTGACTATAAAGTGCAGGGTGTAACGGGCGCTAATGGATCCAGTCAATTGTTGTTTACATATGACATGGTAGATCCTAAGACAGGTAAAACTGTTACCCAGTCTCAGAGAATCCCGTTCACTGTGGGTGATGTGAACTCGCTTACAAGAGCGCGAGATATCATCTACGCTACACAAAAGCAGTACATTGACCTAAGAGAAAAATACGAAGAAGATTAAACCAACACCCCATGGCAGAAAACACCCTGGAAAACACAGACATGTTAGAGCAAGATCCACCTAAGGGCGGGTCTTCCTTTTTGAATGAGTTTAACCAATCTCTTTCTCAATCTATAGCGAAGGTAGCACCTGAGCCTCAACCTTTGACGCTTGCTCAAAAGATCAATGCGCCTGTAGGTCCTGCGTATGCTTTACCTGTATCTGATGACCAGATCAACATGTACCGCTACCAGGATGGGTTTAAAGAAGAAAGCTTTAACCCATTTGACAGCTCCAACTACCAGAAGTTTGCTGATAAAGAAACCTGGGGTACCGCACTGTCAAAAGGATTTGACTCTTTTGGTTACAAGTTTGGTAACACCTTTGTTGATTACTGGAAAGGATATGGCCGTATGGCTGACGCCCTGCTTAGCTGGGACTGGAGCAAGATGCTTCCTGACGAAGAGACCATGGCCAACCAGTACTATGAGGATCAGAAGGACATGTACAAGAACTTTGTGTTTGAGCAACCAGACACAGAGGATAGTTTGTTTTCCAAGCGTTCCGTAAGTGAGCTGATTGGTAACACAGGATTTGCCCTTGGAACATTTGCAGGACTGGGTCTTGAGATTGCCGCTGATATTGCAGTTACTGCTCTTTCAGGTGGTGCGGGTGCTGTATCTTTTTTTGGAACAGCTGCAAAAGTTGCAGCTAAAGAAGCTGTAGAGCAGGGAGTAAAAGCTGCGGCCAAGAAAGCTTTCAACTTTACAGACATGCTTGCAGATGTTGGTAAAGGATTCACCATGGCTAACCGCTCTGAAGATGAATTCTCTGCCGCTGCAAAAGTCATTAACCAGATGGACGAGGCTTCCAAGATAGCCAACATGTCCAAGTCTGGAGCTACGGCTGCTTTGAATGCAACCTTTGATGTATTTAGCAATAACATCTTAAACGTAGCCAAATCAAAAACATTTTTAGAAGGTGCTGAAAATCTGATCAAGAGTACACCTCTTGCAGGTACAGCCCTGAGATATGGTGAGAAGTTTACCAGCGCTATCAAAGGTGGTGCATCTGCAGGACAGCTGTTAGGTATTGGTCTGCAAGGTGTACGCCGTGTAGCCCAGGAACTGAACATGTCTGCCACAGAAGCAAGCTTTGAAGCGGTGACTTCCTATGGTGATACTCTGGACAAAATGGTACAGGACTATCAGGCAAACAATGATGGTAAAGTTCCCAGCAGTGCAGAATTTGAGCAGATGAAACAGCTGGCTAATAAAGCCAGTGCTGCCAACTACAATACCAACATGGCCCTGCTTCTTGCTACCAACAAGATCCAGTTTGGAAATATCTTCAACAAGTTTATTCCTGCCAACAAGTTCATGTCGGAGGCAGCAGAAAACATTTTAAAAGTTGAACGTAAAGGACTTTCCCAGGTATACCGCAAAGGTGCTATGGGAACTTTTGGTGTGGCAGGACAGATTGCAGAAGACTTTGGAAAACGTGAGGCTGCCTACCAGATAGGTAAGTCTATGTTCAAAAACACATTCCTCAAATTTTCTTTATCAGAAGGTATACAGGAAAACCTCCAGGAAACTTCAGCAGCTGCATGGAGAGACTATTACGCTTCACAGTTTGAAGGAACGGGCACAACGCTCAAAGAAGCGTTTGGAGAAGGTATTTCTGAGCAGTTTACCAAGCAAGGTCTGAAGACTTTCCTTATGGGTGCAGTTACCGGTACACTGATCAGCGGTCCTACCAGACTTGCAACAGGTGCTATGGATGCTGCCCAGCGTGCTGCCATCAACCGCCAGTACAAAGACAACCCCCAGGACAACCCGCTTACACAGCAGGAAGCGCAACTGGATGCAGATCTTATGACGCAGAACGCCATCCTTAAGCAGGTGGCGCAGGGTAAGTTTGAAAACAAGACATTTAACTTTAACGCCCAGACACAGGCAGCCCAGGACATGTCCTACGCTGCAGCAAAGGGTGACCGTTACGAGTTTGAGAATGCCAAGGACAATGCTCTTATTGCAGCTGTAGCATCAGCCAAGCGCACCGGTACGCAGGACGTGCTTTTCAAAGCTGTCAGCAACATGGGTGCAGAGATGAGCAACGAGGAGTTTGAAGCTTCCTTTGGTGTGAAGCTGGAAGACACAGGGTTTAGCTCAGCTGCTGAATTTACTCAGAATGTTGCCAGCAAGATCAAACGATACAGCAAGACTATAGATGATCTGACCAGCCACGTAAAATCACGCATGGCAGATCCTTCACAATATGCACCTGGGACCAACTCCCAGTATGCAGCCATGCTTACCCGCAAGGCTCAGGAAGATGCGATCCAGTTTATTGCACTTAACCAGCTCAAAGGTACAGCCAGCGCTGAGCGTGCAAAACAGGTGGCCAGTGATTTACTCAGTGTACCTGGCATGCAGAACTCTTCTGATTATGCTATCCGCGTTCTCACAAACGCGGCCAACCTGGAAGGTGAGATAGGAAACATTGCAGGTGAGATCCGTGTACTGCGCGAGTCTTTGACTGCAGAAGGTATAGATCCTGAGACCAAGGCTGATATCCAGAAGCAACTTGATAACAAGATTGAAGAGCAGGCGCTCCTAAACAAATGGATTGGCTACTGGGAAAACCGCAAGCGCGTGGTAGGTGAAACTGAAGAAGGTGACACTGTAGAACGCGACAAGGTCAATGATATCTTCCTTGGTAAAAACAAAGGCACTATTGAAGAGACAGACGAGGACGGCAACCCTACAGGTAACAAGGTTCCTCAGTATGATCACATGGATCCTGAAGTTCTGGATACTTTCCGCAAGCTGGTAAACATCAAGAACAAGCAGGTTAACAATAATACTGAGATTTCTGAGCAGGCACTCCAGGATGGATTCCAGAAAGTGTATGACTACATCCGTCTGGACCGTGACACGCGTGACTATATGCGCAGTGTGGATGTGCTCATGAATGCAGATAATTATATGGCTGCTACTGAGCGCATGGTAGACGGTAACTTCAAGTATAATCTTCTTCTGTACGTAGACATGCTTCTCACAAGAGCTGAGATGCAGGCTATATTCCTAATGCAGAAAGCAGGCGTAAGTAATCCTGCAGACATGGAAGCTTTTGTAAATGAAGTGATCACTACTGTTCAGGACAGTGACGCCTACAAGAAGATCCTTGTACTTGCAGCCAACCCTGACATTACTGTAAAAGAAGAAGACTACGCACAGCAGCTCTCAAAAGATATTGAGAAGCTGATCCAGGAAACTGTTGCCCGCATGTCTGCCAAGTACGGCTCACAGGAATTTACCGGTGACATTCCAGAGGCAGAGTATGATCAGATCATTGCTACCAAAAAGCTTGATGCTGCAAGACGTAACATCATTGCAGGCAAGGTTGCTGATAATGAGACACTTACAGAGCGCGAGCAGAAAGTCTATGAGATGTTCAAGGAGGACATTGACAAAGACGCTCAGTTTATCAAAGCACAAGATCCAGTAGAAGAAGCAAGCTTACTTGATGATATTCCTGTAGTAGGTGTTGTTGACGCAGATGGTAATCTTAGTACAGAGACTGAAGAAATCCCAGAGACTGGAGAATCAGCTACAGAGGAAGTCACTACCATTGAAATGGCTATTGCTCAGCTAGAAGCTAACCTTGAAAGAGAACGTAGCAGCGAGTTTGGTAGTCCGCAAATTGTAGCGCAACTGGAGCAGCAGCTTCAAATGCTTCGCCAGGCACAGGCAGACCAAGCCACCTCTCAGCCAGCAGATGCAGACATGGATGCCAAGTTAGCTGACATTCAAAGAAGAAAAGAAGAGATTGACAACTGGCAACTTCCAAAAAAAGTAGATCCTGCAAAGCAATTTGTTGCTGAACCAAGATTAGTTGCTGAAGGAAATGAACAGAAAATTGTAGATCTCCTTAATGAAATATTGGATGAGGCTCTAGCCACGCCATCATATAGTAATTCTATCAACAGAATCAACGGTGCTCAGTTTGTAAAGGACACATCAGGGATGTATGATGACGAAAGAGCTATCTTCCTTGAGACTATTAAGAACAGGTACTACGACATGCTGGATGAGGAGTTAGCTGCATTGGGTCAACCTCCAGTATCAAGACCTTCGTTGCAGGCAAACACAGACACATCTGTTGACGAGGAGATTGGCACAGAAGGACAGCTTAACTATGACGCCCAGCAGCTGGCATTCTTTGGAATTGAAAGCGAAACTGATCCTGAAGAAGATAGACTTCCTTCTGAGAAAGATGGCGAGCAGTATGGTGTGACCGGATCTACAGAGTCAGGATTTGACGTAGTGGACAAAGCAGGTCATACTGTAAACGCAGAACCTATTCCAAGTGAGGAAGAAGCTGAGGAAACAGCTGACAGCCTCAACGCCACATTCAATGACCTGGAGTTTGCACAGCAGCTCCTGCGTCAAGTCAACGCTGACATGAAGGATCCAAACCTTGCCGTGCGTTTCATGGAAAAAGCACAAGCTTCCATGAAAACTTCCAACAGCCGTGAGAAGACTATGTTCTCTTCTTTGGAAGAGTACTACAGAACGCCAAATGGTAAGAGACGCATAGAAGCCATCCGTGAAAGTGTGATCACCGGAAGACCTGTAAACTACAAGACCAAAAAGGCTGCAGTTTCAGTAACGCCAGCTACTACACAGCTTCCACTGTTTGGAACTACCACAACAACCGCCACCAAACCAGCGCTCACACTAGAGTCACTGCAGGAACTATATGCTAAAGCAGTAGAAATTAGAGAGCAAGCTCTACAAAATACAGAAAAAAATGGTAAATTTGTAGAGGAGGGACAGATAATTGAGGACTTGCGCAAAATTACTAGCTGCTTCTCTTAATCCACCCCTGGTTAACTAAGACTTACAAGCATGGCGTGTCAATTACAGACAGAAAAGTACACATCTGTTGTACTTAACCTTATCTCATTAGACCCAAACAAATACAACAACTTTAACAATGCTGCGGCCCTGGTGCTTTCCAGTAACCTGACGCCTGAGCAAAAGATGTTGTCCGTCCATAACATTGCCCACATCTATAATGATCTGGCAACTTTGGATGACAAGAACTACTTTGAAAAAGGTAAGGTCAAAGATATCCTGTCTGCTACTCCACTGACAGAAACTCCTGAAGAGTACGTGAAGTTTGCATCAGAACTGATGGGTGTTAAATCTCCCAGCAAACTACGCCTGGAAACACTCCAGAAAAAGATTGACGCTCTTGGTTCTAAAAAGACCATCACCCTACGTGAGCTACAGGCACCAGAAGGTATCCTCTCCACACTCAGCAACTACTTTAGCGTAACACAGTTTGACTCACTGGAAGACCGTGAGACTTTGCTTTCTGAGCTTACGGCTGCCATTAAAGAGCGCATCAGCGAATTTGAGGAATCACAGGCTGTAAAAGAATTGCTCAGCGCACAGGTAGACGCTACTGCGGAATCTCTTAGAAAGAACAGCGAGTATATCTCGCTTACTGCTATTGCAGAAACAGCACAACTTAACAATGTTCTGGTAACCCTGACCAATGGTCAGAAGGTAGAAGCTGTCCGCCAGGATGGACAGTTCATGCGCATTATGCCAGACCAATCCCTTGAAGCTATTGCGGAAAGCGATGTAGTATCAGCCATTGACACGCGGTTGGTAGATTCATCTGTTTCCAATGCTGGAGAGCAGGTGTTCTTTGAGGACACCTTGTTGTCCAGTTTCACTATAAAGGCGCTCAACCCAGATGAGACATTTGTGGTATTGCGCAAACTGGAGAACATGTCCTCTCCTATGAGCGGCATCAGAATCACTGCAGTAAAGAACGCGGACACTGCGTCTCAGAAACTGGAGCGTATTCAGAATGCAGCAAACGGTGAGTATGCGCTCCGCGCATTACAGAACCGCAAGCATTACACCTACGAGAATGACGTGCAGCAAAAGTTCCTGCAGTCTACTCCTAACGGTAAAGTGCTCACGGTATCTATGCCTACCAAAGAACAGCAGAACTGGATGATGGTGGGTGAGATCATTGGTACTGGTGAAAAATTCTACATCTATCCTGCAGACAACTTTGTATTTGTCTCCAGCGACAATACTACTGAGAAGGTAGACTTCTCTAACCCTGTTCATTTGAGCGAAGTAAAAGCTCTGTCCAAGAAGAAAACATTCCTTGGACTTTCTGATATGACAGATGGTGATGTGCAGGCACTTGCTGCAGCCAGCCAAAAATGGAAAGCATTCCAGGAAAAGCTGGGTGAAATGCCAGAGGGCGCTGAGTCTATGGATATCACAGACGAGTTCTTTGCCAACTACGAGATCAACTCACGCAGAGAGAAACCTAAACGTGTGTCTTTGCAGGAGCAGGTGCAAAATGATCCAGCTGTTAGCCAGCGTGTGACTGTAGTGACCATGTCAGGTAAAGACGTGATCAGCTCTGAAGAAAGACTGGTGCCTTTTTACTTTACCCGCTTCAGTGCATCTGCACCGTTCAAGCTGATCTCTTTTCTAAAGAGCAACGAATACATCCAGGTGACAAACGCCAAAGGAGAGTCAGTAAACATTTCACAGGCACGTTACGCTGAGCAGGTGTTAGGTTTGGACAGTGATGAGAAGATCAAAGCGCTCCTTACTCAAAATGACCAGAAGCAACGTAACATTCTTTTGCGCTGGAACAAAGACGGCAGCATATCATACAAGCCTATTGACCCTGCTATCCTCTTAGATAATGCAGCTGAGTTTGCCACATTCCTGGTAGGGATGGCAGACGTACTTACTACGTCAACTAACAGAAAGGCTGATATCAAGAACTTTGATAAAAATCAGTACACTTTTGAAGCGCAACCTGCTAACAATGCAGCAGAGCGTAAGAATGCGCCACTGTACGTAAACTTCTCTACTGATGCAAAAGGTCAGTTGCAGATTGAGTTACGTCCTACAGATCCTTCAGGCAGATATGCTTTTATTAAAGACAACAAAGGGTTGTTCAACTTCCCTTTAAATGAGAAAAAGATTGTACAATACGCCCGCGCTTTCCAGGGCTTAGGTGAAAAAGTAAAAAAGGTGCAGGCAGCTGTACCGGCTTTACAGGAACTGGATCTTAAAAAGCCAGAAGACCTCTACAAGTTTTACAACATGGTAGCTGAGATGTCTGCTGACAAAACTCCACTGCCAGAAGTTGAAGACCTGTTCAATGCTATTGGAAAAGCACAGAGCGACTTTGCCAACTTCCTTATTGACACCGTATTTAAGAACATAGAAGCCAAGACAGCTTCTGTTCCTGAATTCATGGAAAACCTCAAGAAGGACTTTACCTACAGCGGTGTATTCCGCCCTGAGTTCCTGCTTGTGGATGAAAACAGAGAGACCGGCACGCTTATCCCTAAGATCAGCTACAGTCCTCAGTACCAGCCAAAGAATGGTATGGACGCCAAAGAGCGCAGCCGCACCAACCTGGCTAATTACAAAGTACTCAACCAGGGACAGAAACGTTTCAGCATTGTACCTAAAACTGCAGCAGCTTCTGTTGCTGTAGCGCCAACTGTTAAGACAGTGACACCTGTTGAAGAGCAGGCTCCTAAAGCTGTAGCACAAAACTTAAACATAGATCCTAGTGATGACATTGAATCACTAGACATTGTTTTCTCTATTGCAGATGGTGCAGTAGAAACTGAAACCAGCGAAGAGCGTTTGCAGCAGGCTGAATGGCTCAAGCAAAACTTACCGCAGTTTGGTCTTGATACTGAAAACCTCAGCGACATTGTAAACCTTGCACAGATTGATGGTACTGTACTGGGAGCATTCAAGGACCGTGTGATCTACCTGAATGAAGCTATCAAAAGCAAGGGTGTGATCTACCACGAAGCTTTCCACGGTGTCTTCCGTCACCTGATGTCTGCAGAACTGCGTGACCAGTTGATTGACGCAGTAAGAAAAAACAAAACACATGCTGGTAAGTTTACAGAAGCATCGCTCAAAGAGTTTGCCCGCCAGCGTGGAATGCTTTACAACCGTGAAGAAGCAGCACGTTTGCAGGCAGAAGAGATCCTGGCAGACGGGTTCCAGAACTACATGAACAAAGGCTCCAAGCCAAAAGGTCTGATTGCACAGTTCATGCAGATGCTTAAGAAGATCCTTGATTTCTTCAGAGCAAACAAAGACCTTATTGAAACAGTATACGGAGATATTAACTCAGGACGGTACAGTTCTGCTGTTGTGCAGACAGGTCTGTATGATGGCAAGGTAGCTTATGAGTTGATCCCAGGTATTCCGCGTATCATCAACGGTCCATCTGGTAAAGCTCAGTCCACCATGTCACTGCTTGGTGTAGAAGAGCAGAATCAGCTTGTGAACCTGGTGACCTACTATCTTCTCAAGGACAACAACACCCGCGAGAAGTTTGACGAGAGATTTGACAGGATCACAAAACTAATCCTGGATACAGAATACAACCTGGATAGACTGGTTTCTCAGAACCCTGAGAAGAAAGACCAGATCATAGCCCAGTATGGAGATCTCATCAAGAACTACCGTTTCATGCTAGGTGACCGCTTCAGAGGTGGTGCTTTATATGACATAAACGAAACTGGCAATGACAGTTATAATGCAAAGACCACAGCTACCTCTGTAAAGAACGTGGCCACCGGTGAAGTGCAGGATAATGTTGATGGTAAAGTATCCTACGAGACACTCAAGAAGCTAGTTAAGCAACGCCTTGATTCTGTGTCTTCTATTATTGAAGGCAATCCTGCCCGTTCAGTAAACAAAGAAGAACTGGAAAAGGTGATGAATGGTGAAGAGACTACTGACCAGGATGCAGAACTCAAAGATGAAACACCAGAGCAGGACTTTGATGCTGGCCTTAATGAGCACAACCGCCTGGATTCTTTACCACGCCAGATACGTGAGTTCCTGGCACTGGTACGTTATGACCAGGCAGTAGATGATCTAAGCTCTAAGGACAAGGAATTTAAGTTCCCACGCATGATCAACGGTGACGCCATCTTTGGTCAGCTCCTTAAGATCTCCAGTGAGATTGAACCTGAAAACATTGTGGACAATATCCGCATTCAGGCCAAGAACTTGCTGGAAGATGGATATAAGAATGCGGGCATGGACCTGCAGGCTGTCTACAACTCACTTGCTGACAGCGTGATGTTTGATGCTCAAGGAAATCCTCAGCGTAACATGCAGCTGTACAACATGCTTGTTGATGTACTACATGGTACTGAGATTGACTATGTAATGATCAACGTCAATAGTGCTATTGAAGTCATTGATGAAGAAAGAAATCTTACAGACTTTACCACCAAAGGTTTCTCTATCAAGGACAAGATCATGTACGAAGATATCTCCAAAAAGAAAAAGGATATCATCAACAGCATCATCACAGCCAGAGCCAAAAACAGCGCACCTGATAAATATGCAGCGTACAAAGAAAAAGTAAACAAGCTGCTTGAACTTACAAAGACGATCACTACAGATACACACATTCTTTCTGATATCAATTCACAGGAGGCACGTCTGGTAAAACTTACTGACCAGATGTATACAGCCTTGAAAGATGTGGGGATCTCTGTTCCAAAGTCACTGGTAAGAATGAGTATTCTTGCTATTGATGAAGTGGAGAACCTGAAAGACGCAGACATCCAGGGAGATGTCCGTGCTCATTACCAGGCGCATGAGAAGTTTGTTCAGGAAAAGAAATACCTGGAGCGTGACTGGTTTAAGGATCTTGAGAACATCATGACCCGTGCAATTGCTTCTGACATGACGCAGAACAAGTTTGCGCAGATGCTGGATGACAAGAACACCAGAGATGAATCTGTCAACCGTTTCAATGCTATTTTGGGTAAAGCTGCTACATACATTGTAAAGTATGACCCAACAGAACTTCCTAGTACAGCGCGTAACGCAGAAGGTAAACCTATCTACCGCTACGTGAAATATACTCCTGCCTTTACTGTAGCACAACAGCTACGTGGTAAGGGATTGGTGGAGACCATGAGCCAGGATCCATACTATGAGTCACAGCTCAAAAACTTCCTTGCTGACAATGGTATGCTGGGAGATATCATCAACGGTAAAGACACCAAGCGTTCCCGCGCAGTGCAGCTTTTCCTTGAGAACTTCAACATGGCCATGTTTGGTGGGGTAGCACAGTCAGTAAACAATACCTTTAAAGAAGGTAGCTCGTTCAAAAACATAGACACCCGCTCTATGTACATCCTCAACCTGATGACATTCCTTAACCGTTCTACCTATAGTAAAACGCAGCAGGTTACAGCAGAGGACGGGACCACTTCTACTGACACTACCAAGATTGAAACGTACATGCGTAGCTTCTCTCAGCTAGAAGCTTCTCAGACTAACTTTTTGATGAGCGCTGTATACATCAAGTATGCTGACGCTAATCCTGCAAGTAAAGACGGCCTTATCCGTGAGAATGGACGTGTGAAGTTTGTCAAAGATCTGCAAAGCGTAGTGCGCCAGGAGTATAACCGTATCCAGCGTGAGTGGCAAAACAGAGAGGCTAACAAAGATGCTTTTGACAACCGCGAGGCTAACAACCTGATACTGAAGTACAACGGTAAACTTGACAGTGCTGATCCAAGCAAAGCGATCACTGATTCCAGTGACTTAAGAGCTTACCAATTCAATAAGCTTGCTGACTTCTTTAAGAATAATTCAGAGCTTAAGGACCAGCTGATCCAGGCTGCCAAAAGTAATACTGCATTTGAGGATATCGCAGCAGACCTGGAGACAGATCTGTTAGACTCTTTGGATAACTATGCAATGGAGTCACTCCGCGCTCACTTTACCAAGCTAATTGATTTGGGTGCTATCCGCAGGGTTGCTACACCACGCAGAAATGCAAAAGGTGAAGTGATCCCAGGCAGAGAGCCTGTTGTTTTCTATACTTCTGACTACCTGGCCACAGGACTTAAGAAAGACGGTATTGCAGTAGGTGATGCTCTTGACGGTTACAAGCGCTCAGAGGAGAACTATAATGAAGCTGGTCAAAAGATAGATGGTGTGAAAAACATCAGCGGACTGGTGGCAGATGCATTCTTTAACCACTGGGCCAACTCACTTTACTTCAATGAACTCATGGACGGTGATATGGCCATGAACGTGAAGGACCCTGTAGACTACTTCAAACGTAACAAGAAGTTCCTTGCTGCCGGTTCTACTCTCAAGTCAGGTACACACAGGGTTTCATACCTGAACACCATATCTGCGTTCATCTCTAACCAGATGCCAACCAAAGGTCCTTACTACAGTAAGGCAGAGATCACAGCTGACGATACGCTTACAGAAGCTGAAAAAGAAGCATTGCTTGAAGAGTACGGATCTGACGGTACCATGTATGACATCTTTGATGGTCAGAGTATCACTAGTCTTATGCATCAGATGGACATGCATATGAGCCTTGGCCGTTTAAAGCCAGAGCTTGAGCGTATTATGATTGCCAAGCATTACCGTGACCTTACAGAAGCAGAGATCCGCGCACTTGAGAACAACAAGATTGTAAACAACCCTAAGAAGACGGTTACTGCAGCGCGTAACTCCTATCATAAACTTTCTGAGAACTACATTGACCGTAATGATGTAAGTGTACTGGTTCGCCCGGTAGACCCTGCAACTGGCAAGCGTATGACTATTGACCAGGTATATGATCAGCTTCATGGTCTTTATTCTGAGATCTACAGTGCACGCCAGGAGATCCAGGCTATTAAAAAGATTGGACAGACAGCTGGTATAAAAGACTTGCAGGATGATATCCGTAAGAAGTACGAGCAGATCCACAGCTTCTACCAGCCAATGCCGCACCGTGAGATCCTTCACAACTTGCTTAACTCCATGGAGTACTACCAGATAGACCAGCTGATTGATACCACTGCGTCTAAGAATGCAACAGTACTTCCTGTGGATTACTTCCAGGAGGCAGCCAATGTTGGTCCTAACGGTTACATTGACCTTGGGTTCAGCAGTCTTGAAGTAGAAAACAAATACAAATACCTTCAGGTAGAAACATCTGGGGTAAAAGATAAAGCCAAATTCTCTGTACAAAGTAAGGCGCTTATTGCAGCAGACCTTATCAATCTTGCAGAAATTGCTAAGAATTCAGGTAGAGAGATCACTGAGGCAGATCGCAAAGCCATGGCTAAAGTGGCAGATACCCTTGTGCAGTACCAGGATACACTACGCCAGATCGGTGAGAGTAACCTGGCTAACCTTAAGACTATCCTGCGTAAGGATGGTGACTTCCAGATTGGTAAAGTATTCACCATGATCCGTGAGTCACTTATTGAACAAGGAGCCCCTGACAATGATATCAAACTATTTGAAGTTGACAGTTCAGGACAGCCTGTTCATTCTCCTAACCTGCCAGGTATTCGCAACATGCTGGAATACTACTTCTTCTCACAATATTCCAAGCATGTAACAGATGAGAAAGGATCTGGATTCAAAAACATTCATATCTCCTCATTTGGCTACAGTGTGTTAGAAGATGAGAATGGAAATGTAATTACAACAGAACAGTATCGCAGTAATCCTGCCAAGTACCCTAATGTGAAGTCAAGACCACTGGGTGTATCTACTACAGAAAGTGAAGATGGAACGACCACTTATTTTGTAGAAGCTATTGTGCCTAAGCCTTTCTTTAGAAACAAGGCACACGAAAGACTTTACATGCAGCAGCTGAATAAGATGTTTGGTGTGCGTATCCCTACAGAGGATAAGCGTTCCATGATTGCCATTAAAGTGGTTGATTTCATGGATAGCTCCAACCTTAGTGGAATTGTCGTACCGCATTTCATTCACATGCTTGCTGGTTCTGACTTTGACGTGGATAGCTTGTATGGTCAGACTTATGCTACTTACTTTAACATGGCTGGTCAACCAAACATCTACGGTAATTATGACAGCTATGATTCTGAAGCGCAAGGTAAGTTTGTAGAATTCATCAGCTACATGATGAAGGATCCAGATATGGAGCCACTCATCAAAGCACGTAAGAAAAAACTGTCTTCTGAGAACGCATATACACCTAGCCAGGACACACTTGACTTTTTATATGCCCAAGGGTTTGACGCAAGTGATTTTGAGGGTGCTATGAACTTTGCTGATTTACTTAGCGAGTATGACCTTCTCAATATTGATATCCAAGAACTGGTTGACATCAGAAACGAGGCTAAGGAAGAATTTGTTGAGTCTATTCAGAAAACTGAAATTGACCCTGAAGATCGCGAGGCATGGAAACTTCGTGGCGAACTGGGTGCAGAAGTGGCGGGATATAACCAGGAGCTTGCTCAAAAACGTGCAGAGCGTAATGAGTACGGTAAGAAAATGAGCCGTGCCAAGAGCTTTACTTTTGCTGCTTTAAAAACAGAAGCTGCCCTCCAGGTACTTGCTGAGTACGGCCTTCCTGTAACTCTTACTGCTTTCAATGCTAACCCTGCATATGCTAAGTCAGTACGTCCTGCATTCCAGAATGCTAACCTTACATCCAAGTTAGGGATCCTTTCTAACGAGGCAGTGTTCAATCACCTTTACATCAACGAGCGTTCTTCTACTGAACGATTCAAACAGATCTATAAGACTTTTAGAGGTAAGAGTATTAAGGAGCACACCAGTCCATTTAACCACTACACTATTGATGGTATCATTGCTTCTAAAGCTGATAACTCAACCAGCAAAGATGGTATTGGTATTACTGCCAACCAGAACAAATTCCTGGCTTTGGCTTCACAATACGGGCTTGAGCTTTCTGCAGACAATGTGATATGGAAGTTCAACATCGTAACCAATGATGGTGAAAAGAACACTGTTGCCCAAAAGAGCTACACCAAGTTTGGTGCTTTGAATGAGGAAGGTAAGCGTACCATTGAGCTCATTGGTAATATCTTAGGGATGTTTGCAGATGGTGCCAAGGATCCTATTCCTGCAGCCCTGAACATGACTGAGGTAAACAGCGGTGTGACACTGTCAATGATTGGTATTGGACTTACCCCTGAGTTTGCACTTGGACTGAACTTCCTGCCTGGTGTAAAGAATGCCATTGCTGATGTACAGGCTACCCAGTTTGCCATCTCGCAAACAGTAAGCAGAAACGCCATGTTCTTTACAGAGGCTTTGAGGGTTCAAATGCGCAAGCTTGAAAAAGAAAACAAGGTCATTGACTCTTTGAAAGAAAAAGATGTGATCAGTGAAAAGAGCCGTCTGAACAAAATCATGTTTACGGACAAACTGGTGATCAACTTTACACCAAAGGTACTTGATGAGTCACGCCTTAACAGCAACACCCTAACTCCTTCTGATATTGGATATGACATCCGTGTCATCACAGATAAGAAGACTGGAGCTACAGACAAGCTTACAGATGCGGAAGCTGCCATGGTATTACTTGCCATGTACCAGCAACAGGCGCAGCAGTCATGGGCTATACAGCGTGCAGGGTCTATCTTAAACCTATTCAAGAAGCTCAACCCAAGCTTTGTAGCTTTTGACAAGTTAATGGATAACATCCAGGAGCTTTCTGCGGGCAGCATCTTTACACAACAGAGCGTTGACAAGATTTTTGGTGAAGGTCAGATCTGGCCACTTATGCAGGAGGCTGTAAAAGATCTGGATGAGCAATCCAGCAAGATCTTTCTTGAAAGAAACAGGTTCTTCCGCCCACTGAAAAACGCGTTTGGACGTTTGTTCAACGATCCTAAGAGTGTGGCACAGATCATTACCAGCTATGTAGCATTACAAAAATACCAGCAGTCATTCCCTGGCAGCCGCACATCAAAAAGTGAAGGAGTTCAGGCGATCATCAATGAGGATGACGCAAACCTTCGTCAGGCGTTTACCGCTGAATACTGGTTTACCAATAACCTGGATGAAGAGCTCAAGTCTATGCAGGAGAAATATCCTAACAACAAGTTCCTGCAAATGCTACGTACTGAGAAATCAGACAACAAAGCTTATACTACAGCTGGAAATCCTCTTCCTGAAAAGTCTATCCGCATCATTGGGCAAGGCAAGCTTAGTGCAGACTTCTTAAGAAATGTGAATGATGACGCTTACAAGCTGATGGCCTATGAGAACCTGTTCATGAAGAAGCTGTTCTACCATGAATTAGTGAAGACTGGTCTTCAGTTTAAGAAAGGTTCATTCCTGCGCAATCTTTCTCCAGACATGCAGCTTCCGCTCAGCTCTTACATCAAAGAGTTCTCAGAAATTATTTCTGGCTCAGAGGGAAACAGAATGCAGCTCATGAAAGGCTTTTCTGAATACCTAAACGCAGGCACCAATGAGCCGCAAGTATACGAGTTCTTTAAAGAGTTGTTCCGCCAGATGGCTTATGCCGGTGTCAATGACGTTAAAGGCGGCAATGTACGAAGAGCAGGATCCGTGAAGTTTGAAGATGGTCCTGCCTCCAATAACATGAACTGGGATGAGAAAGTTACTGGTGCTGAAAAGCGCAAGATCATGACGGACCTTATGACCAAGGTAACAGGAATTGCCCCCAAAGGCATGGGTAAGCAATACTCCTATACTTCTGTGACTGAAGATGGTAAAGCTATCCGTGGACAGTTAGTATTTGACCTATCAGTTCCTACTGATATCAAAGAAGCAAACCAAGAGGTGATGAAAGGAATTAGCTATTCCTTGGGTGCAAGCTATGTTGATGAAAACATGTATGCATGGCCCGTGCTTCTTATGGTGGACGGACAGTACTACTACTTGAGTGATGTTGCAGACGTTAACGGTGAAAAGTGGAACGTGGTGGATAGAATGGTGGAAAGAGGAAACTTTGACACTATTGGATTTAAAGCACGTTATGTAGCTCTTCCGAAAACACTAAGCTCAGGAACAATTAGCCCACTTGCCTACACTACTGCAGAAGCTAAAAAGTACATGGACTACGTTACAGGCAAGCAGCGTATTGAAGCAAAAGCTGCACCTGTTCAATCTTTTGATATTAAAGCTAAAACTGTAGATCCTGTTAAAGCAAGAATCTTAAAAGACTATTCTGTTAAAGATTTAATGAAAGGTGTGTCCTTGAGATCCCTTCAAGATAAAATTGCAGCTGGTGATTTAGAAACCATGAAGATGGCTTACAACCAGTTGAAAGCTTTTGAAACGTTTGAGAACATCAAAGCATCTAATGACAGAGTTAATACACAAGTTGAAAATCTAAAAAGAAAACTTGCTGAATCAGCTGCTACAAAAGTTGGAGACATTCTGTTAATTCAAAATGACAACAATGCTTCTGAATACAAAGCCAAGGTTGTAACCCTTAATAAGTTTAATGATCACGTCATTGCTAAAGTTAAAACAGCAAAGGGTAAAGAATACACATTGCGTATTAACAGTGATGGTACTACATCTAACGGGATGGTTGAGAACTTTGTATTTGAGGGATCTGGGGAAAATGCTGCAGACATCAAATCTCAAATAAACTTACTGCAATCACAACTTCAAACATTAAAGTCAGACCCATCAGATTATTTCAAAGATTACTTTGTAGAATCTACTAACCAATCTGCTGTGACAGAAACAGATGGCGCACAGGATGGATCAGATATCCTCAAAGCACTGATGGGTGGAATTGAGTCACAGTTTGACACAGACCTGCAAAACCTTAACCTTACGCCAGAAGTCTTGCGTTACCTCTATGAGCAGGGATCCAAGCGTCTGGATAAAAAAGCCTTTGCACAGGCAGCTGCTGATATAGTAGCAAACTTACGTGCAACCAAAACCAATGAAGAAATAATAGAAAAAATCAAGTGCCTTTAACCTATGAATACTTGTCCAAACCCTAACAGTCCTGAATGGAAGGCGCTAGTCGCAGCGCTGGGAGAAGGAGATGCAATGACTGCATACTCTGAGAACGGGAATAACATCCCGTCAGTAGATGAAGCAAAGAATATTCTCTCCACCATGAAGGTGCTTGAAAAAGACGAGCAGCTCTCGCGTTCCTCTGACGCATTCAAACTTCAGCGTGCACGTGAGCAGATGACCAACCTGGATACTATGTTATACAGGGCTAAACCAAATCAGAAAGCCACACTGGAAAGTCTAAAAGCCATGAACCTTCGTTACCAGGAGTTCTTGCGTAACAATATTAAGTTGATGTCTGAAGGTAAACCTACGATCAACACTGTATCAGTATCCAACCTGATTGGTTCTTCTGAGTTCAAGGGTGACCCTAAAGAGTACGAGGCGTTCAAACTGTTTGGAACATTCATGCATGAAGTGCTTGAACTTGCTCAAGTAGAAGCATTGCGCTCTGCCAGCGACATTTTTGATGTAGTTGATCAAGACTTCTTTACAGAAAAACTTGAAAACTATAGAAAAAGAGACCCTTTTTACATTGAAAATCTTGATGAGGATGCCATGTTTGATATGGTAAAACAACTGGCAAAACGTATATCTGCAAAAAATGATGAGGATTACATGATCCTTCCAGAGGTAACTGTAACAGGAAACACCAAAGATGGTACGTTGGTTGTAGGGCGTCTGGACCTTTTGCTTATTGACCGCGATGGAGAAATCAACATTTTTGACTTTAAGACCAAAAAGGTAGAACGCATGGTTGTCCAAGATGATGCTACTGGTCAACCTGTTGCAAATAAAGAAATAGTATTTGTTGATCTTGCCAGCAAACCTTTTCCAGTAACTCCTAGAAAAGGTACGGCAGATGCCTTTAAAGGTTCGCAGCGTAGCACATATGATACCTGGACTTTGCAGTTAAAAGTGTATGAGAACATTCTAAAGCAAAACGGAATGAACGTGAATAACAGTTCTATTCTTGCATTGTTTTACCAGGTAAATAAAGAAAAGAAATTTCTGGGCCATGCTGTTCACAAATTCAGCAAAGACAACTTCTATAACTATGCTGCCGGTGCAGATATACCAAACAACAATGGTTTCTGGGTAACAGAACCTACGCTTGCAACTAAAATCATTGAAGGTTTGCGTGATGTTATTGACGAGGAGATACCAACTCCTGAAAGTCGTTTGCGTCAGAAGGATGAAGTAAAGAAAGAAGTAAAAGCACTTGACTTCCAGCCTACTGAGGAGCAGGACGATTCACTCAAGAAGTTATTACAAGATGCTGTAACACAGGAACTTAACAATGTATTGGGTGAGATCAGAAAGCAAAAGGAAAAAGATGACAACCCACAGCTGCTTGAGATCCTTACTGCCAGACGTGAAACTCTCCGCCGTTTTCAGGATATTCTTGAGAAGGTAAAAGGTAATGACCCACTGCTTACTTATTCTGTTAACTTTTCTGCAGCACTGGATGCTGTGTACACAGATTTCCAGGAGTTGAGAAATGTTGTGAGAACAGCAATGGAGACATTCAAGTTTGACGGGACCAGCTTCTCCAGCAAAGAAGGTGTACAAGTAATTGAAGCGTACCGCCGTATGCAGGCACTAGCCAACACAGCAGAGATATTAAAGAAGATTGCTGTAGACGCCAATGCTATTTCAGAAAATCCACTGGGAACAGAATCTGAAACCCGCAGACGTCTCAATGACATTGACTTTGCGCAGAATGAGATCACATCCAACTTTGCCCGTATCACTTTGTACGATGCAGTACAGGTACTCAAAACTCCAGGTGAAGAAACTTTTAAGGCTATTACCAAGGAAGGCCGTGAAGTGCTTGAGGCTAAGATCAAGTACCTGGAAGAAAAAATGAAAAAGCTGGAGGGGTCCAATGCACCTGTTGTGCGTTCATTGAAAGGTATGGCCCTCTCCTACATAGATAAGAACTTCAAGCGCAAGCTTGCAGAGCAGTACGGAGAAGAAGGCGGACTGGCCATGACACAGATGGAACAGATCCAGCGTGAGATTGACAAGACAAGGGCTCGCCTGGAAGGTGGTCTTGACTTTTCTGACGAAGCACTGGAGCGCTACATCAGCGGGATCACAGATCCTAGCAGTGACTGGTACATTGGGAATTCTAATGTGTTCAACCCGGACAGCATGCTAAACTCTTTGCCACTACTAAACCGTGTTGTGGCAAGTGCGTCCAACTCTGAGCTGGGAATTTCAGCACTTACCCAAATGCTCAAGAATGCCCAGGCCAAAGCAGTACTGAATATTCAGAACTCATTTGCTGCACAGGACTTTGACAAGAAGCGCGATGCACTACTTAAGCGCATGAGTCTTGAGAAGATCAATGATATGATCTCTGAGGAGCGTACCATTCAGACCATTGACCGCAACACAGGTGATATTATTGAGAAGACACTGATGTACTACGCCAAGCCATTCAGCGAGGAGTATGAGAACACCTGGCGTGGATTCAGCATTGCCCGTAAGCAACTGGATCTTGCCATTGCTACAGCCAAGGCAGAACGTAACGAGAAGTTTGGTACACCGGAAGGACCTGCAGCAGAAGAGAAGTATTTGGATCTTGTAAAGCAAAAGCAGGACAAGAACAAAGAGTATATCCAGTGGATGCTTGATAACTCTCAGCTTCCTTACGATGAGCGCTTCTACAAACTGCAGCTGGGAATGCCGGAAGAGATCCGCGATGAGCTGCAGATGAAATACCTGGAGATGGAAACCATTACTTACCAGGTAGGAAAAGGAAACGAAGTACTTCTCTCAGAAGAAGACTTTGACCGCTTGAAAGAAATTGAGGATGAGATCCGCGTGCTACGCAAAAAAGCCAAAGAACTCAATCCTGACTATACCAACTACATTGACCAGCTCAATGAGCTCTATGAGTTTGACACCAACTTTGCGTTCTATGAGCGTATGCGTAACAACGCAAAAGACCGTTTTCAGGTAGAGTTCCCAGACAAGTGGGAGCAGTGGAAGCGTGACAATGAAGTGGTACGTCCAACCAAACGTCCTGAACTTCCAGAGAACCTGGAGCGTGGACAAAACGTTTTTTATAATGGTAACCTATACTTTGTAATGGAGGACAGAGGTACCAGTGTAAAGATTGCACCTTTGTATAATGAAGAAGGCGCTGAAGAGCAGGTAGTTTTACGTAAAGACCTTCAGTCACTTTCATGGTACGAGGAACTTAACCAGCTTTATGAAGAGCGCGCGATGTTCTTTGGCAGTGATCCTGAGATTTCTGAGCTCATGGAAGAACGCAGGAATATTCTTGCTCCTCACAAAGATGGTGGGAGACTACAGCCACAGTTCTTAAATGATGAAGAGATCCGCCGTTTGGATGAGATTGAAGCTGAGCTAGAAGAGCTGATGGGCCAGGGAGAAAATCCTAAGCCACGTCCTAAGCTGGAGTTTTCACCAGATGAGATTGAGGCAATCAAACGTATCTCTCAGCAGCTTAATAAGCTCAAGAAAAGAGAGATCAGCCAGGCTTACCTTGACACGTTCAACTCCAAGCACAAGGCACTTCAGCGTGCTTACCGCGAAATGATTGACGCGCAGAGTGCAGCTGCCAAAGCTGAAACCACCGGTGATCAGAAAGCAATTGATGAAGCAGTGGCAGCAGAGCAGTTTGCTACCGCAGCATTTGCTACCTACGAGAAAGAATTTTCAGAGTGGTACAACAAGTTTCACAACAACAAATACAAAAGCATTCTTACTGGCTGGAACCCTGCCAGTGAAAAAGACCCTAAGCTGTTCAACTACGAGAACGTGCCTAGCGATGCAGTACGTGACCAGTACATGGAGACTGTTCCGCATCCTAAGTACAAGATCAAACGACTCAAAGAATCAGCGTACAATCCTGACTTCCAGAAATCACCTGATGGCATTCCAATGCCTAAGGCCATTATGACCAACAGTCAGGGACATTATGTGATCCGTCCAGGATTTGAGACCTCTCCTAATGTCAACAAGAAGTACAAGGACATGATGAAGGACAGTGAAGTCTTCAGTTTCTATAATGACTTGATGACAATGTTCTTTGATCTGCAGAAAAAAGTGGAGGGACGTAAACTGGGTTACCAGATGCCGGGTATTGCTGCCAGCTCTATGGAAAACATTGCCCGCAAGGGACTCACTGGTGCAGTCAAAGGCGAATGGGAGAAATTCCTGGATCAGTCAGTACGCCGTGAAGGTAAGATTGACCGCGTGGAAAACACCTTTGGTGAACTGGGTGGTAAGATCCGTCACCGCTTCAGCGAGCAGCTGGACCCAAGTCTTCAGAGTAAAGACGCAGTAGGTGCTGTGATCAAGTATGCAACAGAAGCGCATTTCAACATTGCCATGCAGGAAGTAGCTCCTAAGGCTGATGCGTTTATTGAGCACTTGGAGTATATCCGCGGTAACATGGCCAAGGACCTGAAGAATAACCAGGTTTACCAGAAGACAGATCCTGTCACTGGTGCAAAGACCGTAGTAGACATGAACCTCCGACTCAAGCAGCTGGATGAGGTAATCAGCATCCTCAAGTTTGAGCGCAGGAAGTTTGTGGAAGGTGCTACAGAAGATCCTAATGTGGCCAACAAGGTGCTCACCAAACGTATGAACGCATTCTTTGCCTATACCTCTTTTATCCGTATTGGATTTGACGTGGCCAACCAGGCGAAGAACTACGTCTCTGGTAACGTGCAGGCATTCATTGCTGCCGGTGGACTTGAGTCTGACCAGTACACGCGTGCTGACTACATGTGGGCTAAGAAAAAGATCTACGGTCCTAATGGATTCCTTGCCAACTACTTTAAAGACTGGGGACGCTTGAGCGATGTGAGTGACACTACCATGCTATACCGTTTCTTCAACCCTGCACAGAAAGACTTCTTGCAGTACACACAGGAAATTGGTGGTGGTAAAAAACGCCAGGCTGCCAGCAGAATGACTTCTATCCAAGAACTGGGCTTCATGCTGCAGGACAAGGGAGATACAGAGATTGCACTTACTGTGATGTATGCAGTAATGAACCACAGACGCTTCCGTGTATTTGAGATTGATGCCAACGGAGACAAAGTGTACAAAAAAGATGACAAAGGAAACGATGTCACTGTACCCGTACATGAGATCTACTACAAGAACACCAAGGGTGAACTTGCCAGACGTACTGACGTAGAATACACTGAAGATGATGAGAACCGTATCCGCAACATTATCTACTCAGAAATGAGAAGAGCGCAGGGTAACTATGCTAAGAGTGACATGACAGCCATGGAGCAGACCATCTTTGGTAAGATGATCTTCTTCTTCCGTAAATACCTGGTGCCACAACTTCTTAACCGTTTTGGTTACATGCGTCCTAACTGGGAAGCAGCTGAAGTTGCCATGGGTTACTGGAGAGCGGTGGCTCAGGCCATGAAATACTATGGTCCTGGCCAGGTAGCACAGCACCTGATCATGGGATCAAAGATGATGACCAAGATGAACAAGAACCAGATGGGTGATTTTTATACCCGCAAGGTTTCTCAGGCACGCCGTGATGCGATCACCATGGCAGTACTTACCATGATGAGTATGATGGCACTTGCTTACGTAAGAGGTAAGGACGATGATGATGAAGAACTGGGTGTACTGGAAGGTAACGCTATCCGTATCCTATGGGGTGTGAAAGGTGAAACCACTTCCATGTTCCCTGTAGGTGGAGGATCTCAGGAATACATCCGAAACTTTACTACTGCAGTTCCTCTTGTACGAGAGTTTACAGCAGCACAGAAGCTTGTGTCGCATTCCTGGAATTACACGCTTGCCATGGCCATGAACGGTGGTGAAGAACCTGATCCAGGTTATGACAGCCAGTATTATCAGGACATCTGGAAAGATGCCTTTTACTCACGCAAATCCGGCGCATACGAAAAAGGTGATGCAAAAATTACCAAGGACCTTGTGGATCTTACAGGTATCAAGAACTTTAGAGATCTCTTTGATCCTAACTACAGAATTGACCAGCTGAAGCGGAACCAATAATCCGCTTCAGACTCAAGGTCTTCTCAGAGTTTTTTTGTAAATTATAAGAGAGAGCCTACAGGCCTGATCTCCTTCACTTTATTTCGATGAGCAAGAATCTAGTACCTATTGAATTACCTCTGATTAACCAGACGCCAGCGTCTCCTTTGGCAGGTTTTGCTAAAGTATACCTGCGTACTGGTTATACTAAGATCTTGCATGCTACAGGACCTGAAAGAGACCTGGTACTGGATCGTCCACTGGACAACTTCAACTCTGTAGGAAATGCGGTGATTGTTACCAGCAGTGACACTGTCTTTACTGGTATAGAAAAACTACAAAGAACGCTGCTCAGGCTAAAGCTTGCAGGATTTATCAACGGAACAGCTACCTACTCAGGTGGCTTTCTGATTGTAAATACTACTATTGAGCCGCTTACAGTTCAGCCCACACCTTACAACGTATTCTACGATCCTCTCACAAACAAGATGACGTATGCTCAGGCCACCACTGGTCCTCAGGGTACGACAGGTGCTCAGGGTATACAGGGATTACAGGGTGTTCAAGGAACTACCGGTATTCAGGGTGCTCAGGGTCTTGAGGGTATTCAAGGCATCCAGGGCATTCAGGGACCGCAAGGCGTTCAAGGTATTCAAGGACTTGAAGGAATTCAAGGAATTCAAGGCACACAGGGTGTTCAGGGTACTGATGGTATTCAGGGCATACAAGGAACCCAGGGTCCGGAAGGACTACAGGGAATCCAGGGCGTGCAGGGATTACAAGGTCCTCAAGGTGTCCAAGGATTGCAAGGAGTTCAGGGAGTTACCGGTCTTCAGGGAACACAGGGTACTCAGGGGTTGCAAGGAATACAGGGTATTACAGGCAGTCAGGGAAGTACTGGAACACAAGGCATTCAAGGAATCCAGGGTGTCCAAGGTATTGTTGGTCAACAAGGAACCACTGGCACACAAGGTGTACAGGGAGTTCAAGGCCTGCAAGGAATCACAGGAATACAAGGAACCCAAGGTACAAATGGTATTCAAGGGTTGCAGGGCATACAAGGTATTCAGGGTATTCAGGGAATGTACGGACAATGGTACATTTCTGACACAGCGCCTACAACAACTTTTGAAGGCATGGTGTGGTATAACACATCCAATGGTAAAAGATACCTGCGTTATGACAACTATTGGGTTCAGGATGGTGATAACCATGTTGCTTCTGCTATTCCTCAAGTAACTACAACACAGCGCGATGCTTTGCTTGCTGTAGCTGGCCAGACAATATTCAATACTACAGAAGGTTATTTAGAGACCTATGATAACTTCTGGGGATGGATGCCTGTATCAAGTCAGAATGAATGGAAGCGTAAGTGGGGTTGGGAGTATTGGAACGATTTTGGTTCAAATAACGGGTTTAATGATGGTGTTCTGACAACATTTCCAACTAACGGTGGAGCAGCAAGTATTACAACTGTCCCTATTCCTTCTGGACCATACATTGGATTTCAAGGTTTACGCACTGGTTCTACAACAGCCAATGGTACTTCTGTAATTCGTACTGATGTAAATATTGGGAGATATAAAGTTCAAGGTTTTGGAAAATTTGTTTTTGAAACCGCTGTTTTCATACGTGTTCTCAGCACGTCTACTGACAGGTTTACTATATACGCAGGTGAAAATAATCTTTCAACTGCTTCTACTACAATAAACACAGGAACTCTTTTTGCTTACGATGAGGGTGGTGTAGGTACAGGTACAATTGCATCGCCAAATTGGCAAATAATAACAGCAAACGCAGGTGTAAGAACTGTGTTTGTCACTTCTATACCTGTTGTAGCTAATACAATGTACAAGCTTCGCCTTGAGATTAACGATAACAGCACTGAAGTTAAGTACTATATTAACGATGTTCTTGTCAGAACTGAAACAACTAATGTTCCACCTCAAGGTCAAATTAGTGTTCAGCCTATAGTTGGAATTACTAAAAGCATAGGTACTACCGATTGTGGAATTGTTGTTGACTACATAGGTATGAAAAAGAAATTTACAACACCACGATGATACTGACCAAATACCGCATGCTGTTTGACAACGGATACATTGAAACGCTTTCGCTTGAAGAAGCAGAGGCGCATGGCAACTTTGTTGTTGTTGAAGAAGATGTGCAAGAAGATGACATTTTGGAAAATTCTTCTGACAACCAAGCTGACTACTAAAACTATAATACTATAATCTTATGCCTATTGATTTTCCAAATACTCCCAATGTAGGTGACTTGTTTACAACAGGATCACTTACCTGGATATGGACAGGTTTTGTTTGGGACCTGCAAGTCAATGTTGTGCAAGGACCAACTGGTGCACAGGGAATTCAAGGTATGCAAGGTATAACTGGTATACAAGGCGCTATCGGTCTTCAAGGTGTACAAGGAGTGACCGGATCACAAGGAGCTGTTGGTTCTCAGGGAACACAAGGCATTACTGGTTCACAGGGAGTACAAGGAATCACAGGTATTCAAGGCTCTGTAGGTGCACAAGGAACTCAAGGTTTGACAGGCTCCCAAGGTGCAATAGGCTCTCAGGGTGTGCAGGGAATCCAGGGTCGTCAAGGTACGCAAGGAATTACTGGTAGTCAGGGCGCCACTGGTGCTACTGGTTCTCAAGGTTCAACTGGATTAACAGGTTCCCAAGGAACAACGGGTGCGCAAGGATCTACAGGTCTTACAGGAGCACAAGGTTCTACCGGAGCCACCGGAGCACAAGGCATTCAGGGAACCACTGGCGCAACAGGTGCCACCGGTTCTCAAGGAACGACTGGTTCACAAGGAGCAACAGGTACCCAAGGACTTACAGGAATTCAAGGTGCTACTGGATCGCAAGGTGCAAGTGGCGCACAAGGAACGACAGGTGCTACTGGCGCTACTGGAGCACAAGGTGCTGTAGGTGCTACAGGATCACAGGGTGCAACTGGTAGTCAAGGTACTACTGGAGCAACTGGCAGTCAGGGATCAACAGGTTTAACTGGGGCGCAAGGTACAACTGGTGCCACTGGGTCACAGGGAGCGACTGGATCTCAAGGTGTAACAGGATCTACTGGAGCACAGGGAACAACCGGAGCTACAGGTGCCCAAGGGGCCACAGGTGCTCAAGGCACCACAGGAGCTACAGGTAGCCAAGGAGCAACTGGAACGCAGGGTATTACCGGTGCAACTGGTGCAACAGGAGCTCAGGGAGTTCAGGGTATTCAAGGTATTCAAGGACGCCAGGGAACTACTGGTAACACTGGTGCTCAGGGTGCAACAGGTACTACTGGTATTCAGGGTTCTACTGGAGCTACTGGAAGTCAAGGAACCACAGGTATCCAGGGATTGACTGGTACAACAGGCGCACAAGGTATACAAGGTATCCAGGGACCTTACGGTCTTCCTGGTACAGGTACTACCAACTTTCTGGCAAAATGGACATCAGCTACCACTTTAGGAACTGGTGCTGCTTATGATGATGGATTTGGAAGAATTGGTATTGGTACCACTTCTCCTCAGCATATACTGGATGTAAATGGTAACATCAACACTAATGGTGTATACAAGCTTGATGGTGTAGATGTAATAAGCAACCAGGGTACTGACGTATACGGTAACATCCGCGTACTTTCCAGTCAGTCTACACTGAATGACGGGATGTACATCAACTACAATAGTGCTGGTGGTACAACTGCTCATTTGCGTTTCTTTGCCAATGGTAATACTGAAAGGATGCGCATTGACGCATTAACAGGATATGTAGGTATTCAGACAACAAACCCTTCTTATCCCCTACATGTTCAGGGGCGCGCGTTGGTTGATCAGTTTCAGCATACCAGAGCTGTTAACTATAATGGTGCTGATCTTGACCTTCTTACTACTGCAGGATTCTATGACGGTAACAGTATGGTGAATGCTCCTAACTCAGGATGGTTTCACGTAACTGTACAACGTCACTATAGTGATGCTTCATGGGTTCATCAGATGGCCACATCTTTTGGTGCTGGGAATACAGGAAATGAAATTTACACCAGAACCAGAGAAGGAGGTACATGGGGTGCCTGGAAAAAAATCATAGATACAGGCAGTATTTCTGGTACCACGAACTATGTATCCAAGTTTACTAGTGGAAGCACTTTAGGTAATTCTCAAATATTTGACAATGGAACAAATGTAGGTATTGGCACTTCCTCACCTGGCGCTAAGCTAGACCTTGTAGGTAACTTCAGAATGAAGGGTACTTTTACAAATCTTGCTCCAGACAATAATGTTGACTTGTCATGGGATGGGACCGCATTATTGGTTGGTGGACGTACCAACTCTGACTACATTAAAATCAATACGCTTGCAGGTACAGGATCTTTAACATTGCAGGCTACAAATACAACTTCTTACATAAGGTCTCAACAGGATCTTTCTTTAGGTTCTGGTGCCAGCAACGACCGTGTGACTATAAAATCCAATGGTAATGTTGGTATTGGAACAACTGCTCCTTTCTGTGCGCTTGACGTAGTAGGTGGAATTTATGCAACAGAGTTTATCAGTGCAACGGGTGGTTTGTTTTTCTGGAATCACTCTAAAGCTACTTTAACAGCGGGTGCTATTGACGGAGCAGCTGTGTCTTCTGACATAACACCTGAGCAAGGAATTACTTCTATTATTGATGGTGATGCTATTACCAACAACTGGAACTACAATGTTGGAAATGGTCACTTTAACGGAACAGTTGTGATCAAGCAAACCACGGTGAATACTGTGAACACAGGTCAACTTGTTTATAAGACAAGTTCTGGAGCATGGGATATAGCTGACGCATCTGCAATCAGCAGTGCTAACAACTTGCTTGGTATTGCACTCAACAATGGTACCACTGACATCTCAATACTACTGGAAGGATTTGTCACCACTGCTTTCCACGATCAGGGTTCATCTTCTGTGCCTGGTCTTGCATTGTTTGTTTCAGCTACTGGAGGTAATGTTACCGAAGTTGCACCTACATCAACAGGTACTGTGGTAAGAATCATAGGTCACAACTG